TAGCCGTTCAGTTCGGGGGCCAGTTTTTCAAGATCTGGACGGTTCGATATGATGGGACTGCTACCACATTTGACGTGAACCTGAGCGTTACTTCTATTATAGTCATTCTACCGGCTAGCTCGGCTCCGACGGTGAGCCTGGGCGCTTCTGCCAACGGGATAAAGACTGCGACCATCGCAGCCGGCGGAAGTGCCTCATCAGACGGCACGGTAACTATTGTAACCGCTCACGGAGCGTCACTCAGCAGCAGTTCAGTGGGATAAAGAATGGCCGAACGTAATACACTACCCTCAATCGATATTATAAACTGGGAGGGGCTCTATACTAAACAGAACCCGGAGGTTCTTAAACCCACCCAGCTACGAGAGTGTAAGAACGCGGACTTCTTTAGAGAGTATGGATCTCTAGGTAAGCTTCACGGCACTCGTCGCGTTCTGAACTCTCAGTATACGGAGAGTGGCTCTGCTAAATCCATTGCCTGGGGTGATTTCTACAAAGCCCAGGATTTGTCCGGAGCCATTGATCGTCAAGAGCTTATTGCCGCTGGTACCACAATCCGTAAGGTGGAGGCAGACGGCACAACCACTGAGCTGCTGACCGGGGAACCCTCAACGCAGATCTCTCGCACCTCCGGGCAGTTGGATCGGTTCATGTTCATCACGAGTCAGAACCCGTTCAATGTTGGTGATCGAGGCCAGATGTCCAAGTATGATGGTACTCGTATCACGCAGTGGGGCTTAACCGCTCCGGGAGGGCAGGAGACAGGATCCCTTACTAACAATCTACAAGGCGGTCAGATCGAGACGTTCAATGACGCCACCATCTTTTCTGCTAGTGCGGCTGATGGTGCGGGTAGTGTTACAAACGCCGCCGTTGAGGATAGCACATCTATCGCGTTTAACGGCACTTCCACAAAAATGACTAAGGGTACCGGAGGCACCGCAGCCTCTTGTCAATCAGACAACCGTACACCATTTGCAATTAACACTGTTATTGCTGATCGCTGTCGTATGAATGTATTCATTCCGCGAGAGCATTACCGCAAGCTAGCGACCAGCGGCCGAGCGATTTCAATATACATTGGATCCGGCGTTGATACCGCTAACGATGTCTTCAGATACGACTTCCAGATTGGGCGTTTGTTCGAGGGTTGGAACACACTGATCTTTGACTTTTCGACTATTCCGTCTGGAGATTTTGGGACGAGTTCGGGCACGCCGGACGATGACAACCTAGCTTCACTAAAGTTTGAGATCATTACAAACAACTCCGGCGATGAAGTTGTAGTATATTGGGATAACTTGGTCAAGCTCGATCAAGGCGGCGCACTGGCAGCTTTTGCTTCTTCTGGAGGCTCTGTCTTTCAGCAATCTAGCACTTCGACTTGGAGTTTGAAGACTACCTTTATTGATGAGGCGGGTAACGAATCTAACGCCGGGCCACAATCGGTAGTTGCAGACAACACCTCCGGCTCAACAGACTTCGGACAGATTACTTGGAGTGATATCTCGATAGGTAGTGATGCTGTTGTGAGGCGTGATTTGTATCGCACACTGGCTTCCGGTTCGGAGTGGCTATTTTTAGGCACTATAAACGACAATGTGACCACCACATTCGCAGATACCGTCCCCGATGCCTCGCTGGGCGTTACCACACCTCCCACGCTCGGGGAAACTATTCTCGACAATAGCCCTCCCCCGTCTGCGGGTATCACTCTCGTGTGGAAGCGAACCGCATTCCTTGCCGGAGATCCTTTGAATCCAAACCTACTCTATTACAGTAGGTTTGATTTGCCGGAAGCATTTCCTTTCTCAAATGCGATTGAGTTCGATGATAGAATTACGGGAATATTCAGTACCTATCTCGGACTAGTGATTGCTACAGAGACTGCTTATTGGCGCGTAATCGGTGACAATCCCGATTACACTGTGGATAAGGTGATTGAGGGCTTTGGCTGCATTGGCCCACGCGCCGTCGGTACCGCCAGAGAGACGGGATGGGTGGTTGATCGTGATGGTCTTAGACTCTACGATCTGCGCGAGGCCCTCAAGGTATCCGAAGTGATCCGGGATAGAGTAGACGCTTTCGATAAATCCTCAATCGAGGATACTCACACGGCACACTCTAAATTGCATAACGCCATCTACTGGTTCATCAAGGATTCCAACGGCGTGTACACGGACATCTATTGCTACCAGTACGCCATTGATGAAATTCGCAAAGGGTGGTTCTCACAGATCGTCCCCTCCCCCGCAGACTTCAACATTATTAGCATGTGGGAGATTGAAGATACTGACGGCTCGTTTCAGTTACATTGCGGCACAGACGCAGGTATGGTCTTTGAATTCATGGCTTCGGATGCGCTTAACTGGGTGAATGAGTCCGGACAGGCGCGAGCAATTACGATGGAACTAAAGACCGCGTATATGCGTCTTGGAGGAGGTGGCGGCGGCCCCTATGACGCTCAGTACGAGGCAGCCACTGGGCGTATTTCGCCGCGCTGGATTGAACTTAGAGTTAAGGAGGCGAGCGGTCTTGCACACGAATGGACTGTGACTGTTGAGACCTCTGACAGCGCCGCTGAGAATATTGCTGCTCGTGATTCACAAGATCTCACATTCTCGTTCCCGGCGGGCGTAAGCCTACTCCGGCTACCCACGCAGGATCTGACCCCGGCTGAATATATTAGATTGACTATTACGAACGCCCAGAAGGACGTAGATGTATCAATTATGGGTTGTCGCCTTGAGTACCACCTCAGGCCCGGTCAGTTCGCTGTGACGGGGGCCCCTGTTAGCGGCGGCGGTCGTAATTAAGGTTAATCTTTTGATGTTTAACTAAAGTAAGAAATAAAAGGCATAGTTAAGTAAGAGCGTATTAACAAAGGGGAGTTGAGATGAAAAAGATCAGAGTGAGAGAGGCGCGATCTCGTGATCTAGGACTATTTAGAAAGTTGATGTCGGAGTCTCTTGACGACCCAGAGAATGTTGATCTTCTAGTCAAGAACAGCCCTGAGACGGTGGAATTCTTTGATCAATTGTTTAAGGAGGCTGTGGACAACCCCTTTGGGTTTGTTCTATTTGTAGCGGATAAGGCTGTGATAGCGATCACAGAAGTACAGTCAGTAGTTTCTTTTAAGCTAGGTACAGTTGCCTCTATTACGGCACTCTTTGTTTCAAAAGACGGCAGAGGGGAGGGCGTCGAAGAGATTCTACTTGAGGCGGCTAAGACGCGCGCAGTGGATTTGGGTTATGGCGGTATCGTGTTCTCCACACCGACAGTTGGTAAGTGGAGTGATGTAGCGGAGACAAATGGCTTTGAGCCCTTCATGCTGCACTACGTAGCCAAGTTGAACACTGATGAATAACTGGACTGAGTGGATTGGGTTGCCCGCGAACGATGACTCTGATGAGCTGATTGGGGCTGTTCTGGCCGCACATAGAAAAGCAGCGTTGGAGAACGAGAATGTGAGTAGTATAGCACTTTGTCTCAACGCTTCCGTGCAGGCTGCATTCCCGCAATGTGTGGCCTCGGCTCTGCAAACGCTTGGTGGCCCTGTACACGGCCCCGCGCAGGACGCTAGAGAGTTGATTTACGGCTGGGACGATGAAGAGATCCACGAGTTTTTGGTAGACGGAAATATAATCCCCGGCTGGGGCAATTCTTTCTTCAAGGAAGGTATAGATCCAGCCTGGGCGGAAGTGGATGCGCTGCTTCGTTTGAAGTATGCAGAGCATCTCGAACGAGTGGACGCAATTACAGCGTTGGTTAGCGATGTCAAGGGTACGCCACTGTTTCCAAACGCGGCAGCCTTCACCGGAGTCACAGCACATGTGGTTGGAATTCCAATCGGATTGGAAATGCTGTTGGTCATTCTTGGACGACTGCCTGCGTGGGGTATGCAATTTATGAGTCAACGGAATCGCTGATGATTTACGTAGTGACGGGCTTGATGAGATCCGGCACTAGCGTACTAGCTGAACACCTGCACGAGCTGGGCGTGCCGATGGGCACACAGATGAGGTTCCCACACAACAGTAGAGGTCAGTTCGATTGGGAAGACATCGAGTTCACAGATACTTGCTTGCAAGGGATCATTAACAATGAGAACCCTAGAGAGTTCTTCGCAGAGTACATACAGAAACGAAAGGGTGATATATTCGGTGTGAAGTCGCCGTTCGTTCTTCCATTCATTAGAACCTTTCGAACAGCCGCAAACCGGTTAGGCCATGAGGTGAAAGTTATTACTACCGCACGACCGTACTACGACACGATCCATTCACTGAGGCAGCAACTCCCTGATGACGACACGTTCAGGTTTGTTTGCTCGATCCAACACCGGTTGGAGGGTTGCTGGCGAGGTCGGCCGGATTTGACCATTGATATCAATGAAACTTGGTTGAGTCCTACTAGCGTGCGTGAGAAATTAGCTAATTTGATAGGAGTTGATACATGGGCGTAGCAGCAGCAATAGGCGGGGCCGCCGTCCTCGGGGCTGGCGCCGGGATTTATTCTGCGGAGAAGCAAGCTTCAGCGGCCAAAAAGGGCCGGAAAGCTGCGGGAAAGATTTCACGCGCAAGCCAACTCCAGCAAAATGTAATTTCTGAGAAGGTGGGCGCCGAGGCCGAAATCGCGCGAGACCAGCTTCGATCCTCGGAGACTGCACGCGGTCTAGTTCTTTCTCAGATGGGAGCCCCCGGTACCTACGGCAGCTCAGCGGGACAGGGTGAGTTTACTGTTGATGTTGGAGGCCCTCGCGGCTTAGAGGGCATGCGTTCGGCCTTTGGATCCCAACCCGGCGGTCTGTACGGAGACCGTGAGATTAGTGGAGTTGCTGCGGGCGGAAAATACAAGGCGAAGAAGGGGAAGATGACCGGAGAGTTCTCCGTATCGGGCACCGTCGATGACCCGTTTGAAACAGCAACCAACATTACAAATCAAGCACAATTCTCAGCAGTCAGCTCGCTAGTTGGGCAGGCGATTGAACTTGGTAACCGTGAAGGTGAATTGTGGGACGCCCTTAACAATTCTGCAATTGGCGGTGTCATGCAGGGTGCGGCCCGACAGCAGCGCGCGGCAATGGAGGAGATTGCGCGAGGGGTTGCTCGCGGAGGGGGCGCTCGCCGAGCAGGTTTTGCTGCAGCTCAAAAGATGTACGCCCAAGAGCGGATTAATACCCAATTGACTGAGGGTCTGTGGAAGGCCCGTGTGAATCTAGAAACAACCCGCAACCAGATTATCCAGGGCAACTTGAGTTTCGCAAATAGCTGGGTGGACAATCAGGCGGGGATTCGAGACACATATACCTCAGCGCTCACCAACTTACGAACTTTCTGGTCGAGCATTACCCCCGCTCTACTTGGTGCGAACACCGCCGCAGCGGGACAATCTCAAGCTGCGAATGCGCAGGCCACTGACGCCTTGATGTCGGCGCAAGCGCAGAAGGGTCAAGTAATCTCTGGACTCGTAGAATCACTGAGCGGCGCCCTGATCATGGGAGCCGCTGGAGGGGGTAGTAGCGCTGGGATTAGCGGCAGTCCCTCCGGCAACGTAATGATGACAGGCCCCGGTGGCGGTGCCCAAAGTCTTCCCGGTGGCGGAGCCATCGCTCTTTCTACCCCCTAATTAGAGGAATTACTAAATGGCAGAAAAGCGTACCTCTAATTTTAACCCCGCACCTCAGCAGGCAAGGGGTCCCGTAGACAAGTCCACGCTAGCTAAAATGGCCGGTCAGAGGATGGTGCAAGGTGGACTAGGTTCTATCTTCGCGGCGTCACAAACTACAGCAGCCGGCGCGGCGGCTAAGCACGCTACATACGCTAGAATTGGCGAAGAGAACGCAGAGAATATTAGAAACCGATTCTATAAGAAAGAGATGGAATCTGTTAAGGAGGCTAAACTCAACCCTCTGTTTGAGCAGTTACAGGGGCTTGTAGAGGAGCACGCGATTGCATCGGCAATCAAGGTTTTGCCGGTGACTACAATTCTTAGCGGGCTGGATCCACAAGATATTCAAGCCGCGAATACTGCGCGGGAGATGTCCGCCACACCCACTCAGCCTCAGGTTATTACCTCGGGTGCTGGAGAGAACGCAAAGTCGGAGGTGGTGCCCGGTCAACCGGATATACCTCCGAACCCTATAACGCAGGGTGGGAACTTGGGAGCTACGTCCATCGAGCAGAAGCTTGCAATCATGGACCCGCTTACCGGTCAGGCAGTAGACGTACAGACGGTAGAAGGACAGGCGATTCTTAATCGAGCCAATCAGACATTTTGGGATGGTTACTCTAAGATCAACCTTCAAGTTATGGATGAGATAGCCAAGCTTAGTGGGAATCCGTTTGCAGAGTCAGCGATGCGAAATCTTGCCCAGGAGACAATGAATCAAGCGGGCTTCGGAGTTACGGGCGAGAAGTCCCCGGAAGATCAGGTTCGATACAAGCAGGAGCAGGAAGATGCCTCCCTAGTTCGCACCGAGAAACGTGAGGAGCTTTCTACCGCAAGGCGCACACGCGAGGCCGAGGTTGGTACCACCGACGTTAAGTCCGATCGAGCCTTGGAACTTGGCATTGGTGACCCCCGCCGAACTGCGGCATATAATGCTGCGGGTTATGAGTTGCATCGTCAAGAGTTTCTTGATCGCAAGGCTCGTGAGCGTTCCGACGGACAGTGGCGTTACTCCGATGATGTGATTGGTAATCCCGGTGGTCGCGGTCTTTCATCGGAGATCAGAGGCGAGCCGAGGTACAAGGAATATCTCAAGGAGAATTTGTCTAGCGACATTAACGCGCTGTCTCGTGAACATGCTGCGGATCCCTGGGCTTTCGGTGACGCCTACGCTGGGATTGTCGGAGCCCAAGGCGCTGAACACTTGAAAACCGAGCCTCCGAATTCTCGCGCATTGATGGGCCTCCTCGCTCAGATCGCTATGGCTGGCCCCGGCGGCCAGTCTGCGCATGCGAACGCGCAGGCCCGGCGTATGGAAGAGGTCTCAATCTGGCAGCCGGAACTTCAATCGAAGATCAAGAGCGAACTTGCAGTTATGCGCTCCCAGAAGACTTTGGACGGTGAGTGGTCGGCCGGGGAAGAGGCCGCATACCACACGAATCCATACGCGCTCTATACGAGTTTGACGAATCCTGGCGTTGACGTAACTTATTGGTCGGAGAGCGCTAAGGCTAAGTACCGTGAATATACTAGAGGCCCGGCCGCGGTAGTTTCACCGGAGGAGACTCCGACTGGACCCCTTGCCCGAGTACCCTCCCCAGAGGAACTAAAGAAGTTCCACGACAAACAGGCTGCGAAGCGAGCCGAAGTCCCCAGACAGGATTTGCCTCGCGTGGAACGTAATCGAGCTATTCCAAAGGAGCCTCTAGATACAAAGGGTCAGAATATCTTTGAGGTAGATATTGAGAAGATGAACCTAGATCAGCTAAAAGCAGCCGACGCCCAGCTCAAGAAGATCATCAGCGATTTACGGGTTGAGGGCGCCATTAGGGCGAAGGCGGCGGCACGTTTGAGGGAAGTGCGCGCTCTCTACTCGGGTCCGATCGATAAGGCAGCGGCCTTTGTCGGTATGGGTGTCAGTAAGGGCCTTAAAGAAGTTGGAGAGTACATTGAACGCGGTGTGGATGAAGTAGGGGACATTATCGATTCTAATAAGGCCGAACGTAAGGAACGTACTCGTAAACTATTGACTATTCCTGAAGCTACCGGATCCAATGATGTCTTCAAAATCGGATTCCAGAAGGGCACTATCGGATCTGCTAAGTCTGCCGCAGGAGAGTAAATGCCCGTAATCCTACCGGACGATTTGAACGAAAAAGCCCAGCCCGCTGAGGAGGAAAAGCCTCGGTTCGGTCCTGGGTTTTCTGCGTTTACAGAGGTCGGTTTGATGCCGCCCGCACCCCCGAAAATAGGCGGCCTCCTTGCCCCCGGTGAGAGCCCGCAACGCGGCGTTCTCCTACCACAACAGACAGACCCGCAAGACCCCATTAGTCCCGATGTGGATGAAACGGTTGACCTTGCGCTGAGACGCACTAAGCTCTATCAAAGTATCGAAGAGAACTCACAGCGGGTTCAGCTAGACGCCGATAAGATCTCTCTTGGTCTAGATTCTAGTCCTGATGACATTGCTGCCGCGGAGTCCAGTGATCCCCAGCTCATTCAGTATGACGCGAATGAAGATACCTCTGAGGATAATGGTGATCCGTGGTACGCCGCGCACAATATTGCCAACACCATATTTGGCGATGAGATGGGGCTGCTTGGTTTGAAGTGGGATCAAGAGGGCACCGAGTGGGCCTTCGACAACTTTCGCAATCAACTCATTGAACATCCGTACTCCACGACATTCACTCTTGCAACTTATCTTGTACCTATTACTGCCGCGTGGATGAAGGGCGCCCGCCTAGCCCAGCACGCAACCCGTCTCGCTTTCGAAGCTGGGGACGTTGGTGCGGTCACCGCCCGTGGCCTCTTTGGGACCAAGGGAGGGGAGGCTGTTAGGCGAACGCTGGCCGAAGGCTCAATGGACAGCACCTGGGAGGCTATGAAGATGGTGGGCCCGCGCGTGCGGTTTGATGACCACGCGCGTCTAGTCCGAACCCTTGCTAACAACACAGACGAGTTCGGTTCATTCATCACTAAGGAGAATGCAGCTAAACTTACGGGCATGACGGATGAGGCAGTTGCAAAGATGATCTCTGAGAAGGATCTCCGGCGCATGCTCGTGGGAGACATGCACACGTCTCGTTATGCGAAGCTCGCGGAGCTTGGTAAGAACGACGAGTTGAGCATGTTCCATCGCATGGAGCTGAAGGCGTTTGATACTTTTGGCAATAAGTATTGGAACAACAAAACCGATCTCTCCAAGAAACAGATTGAGGGGATGGACCGATGGATGGACGAGCAGGCTATTGGTAAGCTACTTGCTACCGTCCCCGCTGTTACCGACAAGTCCGCTAAGATCATGTACAAGTTCTTCGCTGGCCGGGCTGATGCGGACGACCTGATTAGGGAGCTTGGCCCCGAAGGAGCCCAGTGGGCTGACTCGCTGAAGCGTGAGTGGATCGGTTTGTTCGAGGCCCAGGTTGACGAAGGATTCATGACCGCGGATAAGTTCGGACCCGGTAGCGATTTGGCAGAGTTCCATCTACCTGCGGTGAAGAAGGGTACTGCTGGCTTCGGAGACACCTCTGTTCATAGCATAAGTCTTCGCGCGAAGAAGGTAGAGGGTCGTCCCGGGCTGGCTCGTGTTGATGCTAAGGGGGAGCCAATTCGGGAGGTTGTTGAGACTAAGATCTTTGATCCGGCTAAGGCTCTCGGCGGGCCTACTATGAAGACTCGTTCCGAGTACACTACCTGGGACGCGGTTGAGCGGGATCTTGATAAGCTGATTACCGACCCGCATTCTCTCGCAGTCGGCGGATTCATTCACGATGACACGATGTTTCAGGTACACCGTGCCTTCCGGAACATCATCACTGCCCACATGAAGGGTGGTGATGATGCCGCTAAGGTTGGGAACTGGGTCATGAACGCCTCTGATTATGACAAGCTCTCCCCTTTCGCTAAGAAACGGTGGCTCAACATTGAAGAGCTTAACGAAGTTTCACCGAACCTCGCAGACCGTGTGTCCAGAATGGTTAGGAAGCAGTTGGAGAAGGACGGCGTTTCGATCAAGGGCGACAGCAGACTTCCCGCCATTGATCGAGAAATCGTTGAATCCTTTTTCGGAAATTCGGACGAATCAGCTCAGATGGGTTCCACTACGTTCGGGCGCCTGTTTGAGCTGCTGACTGCGGTTCATAAGACTTCGAAGACATCTTTGAATCCGGCCACTCACGCTAACAACCTTGTTGGCAATATGGCGTTTATCGGAATGTCCGGAGTTAACCCATTCGGCAGAACGATGTTGAACGACGGTAAGGTATACGCGCATGCGTTTACCAAGCTGGCTCGTAAGGCTAATAAACGCACTGACCTTGAACTTAGTGATCTTCTTGAAAAGGATAATCTAATCAAGGTCTTCGGCGATGATCGCTACATCACGGATAACTTTGGTACTAGGATTGATCTCGCCGAGGTGTTCTCAGACTCTCGTGTTGCTCAGATGATGGAAGCTCAATCATTTGAAAGTATAGAAGGATTTGCTCGCGCCAAAAAGGTGCTTGCGAAGATGGAGAGCTACGAGGCAGACGGCTTCGGACAGGCTACTGGCGCCGCAGTGGCTCGCGCAATTGCCGGTATCGGCGAGGCCCCCGGTGTCAAGCCCACGCTACAGATGATGTCTTCCGCATATCTCGGTGAAGATATGGTTCCCAAGATGATGCTTCTTTCACACTATCTCCGTAAGGGTTGGTCTATTGACGCGGGTATGAAGGAAGTTGGGCGACGGATGCCTCAATACCTCACGGTTGGGCACATGCAGGCGCAGGCTCGACGGCACGTTCTGCCGTGGATAACATTCCAGAGTGAGGCCGCTCGGATTATCAAGAACAACCTACAGGATTATCCGGTGTCGATGATAGCGTGGTTGCACGCTCCGAAGATTGCACAGTCCATGCTGTTCGCTGGAGGCGCGGGCCCCAGTGGTCCCGAGATCGAGACCGCGGGGCTGGAGGCGGGTACTCCCGGCTGGGCGTCTAAGTATTCTACTACGTACCTTAATGAGAGTTCGGCAGCTCCGGTTCTCGGATCTTTCGGAGGCGGTTTGATTCTAGGCTCGGTGGGTGCGGCTATTGGTGGGGCCAAGGGCGCATTGGCTATGGGCTTGGCCGGCACGCTTGGAGGTTACGCCCTTGGAAAACAGGCCCCCACCACACGCTCAGTTTCACAGGGTGAGCGCGCAGATCTAGCTAGAGCATGGGCCTGGGACTTCCTACCGCAGTCTGCATTGTCATTCGCTACCGGGCACCCCTCGGAATGGGAGATGCTTGACCCTCTGATGACCATTGAGAACCAGCAGCGACAGAAGGAACTCAAGATGCGGGACGTTGAGTTCTCCGGTCAAGATGTGGCCCAAGCAGTGGCTAATGTCTCCCCCCTAGCTGTCGGCTCTATCATCACTCCGCTAATTCAGGTTGCGTCTGGCGAGGGTTCATTCGGACAGGAGATTCATTCCGAAGGGCTTATGGGCCAGGGCAGCTACGGCAATAAGATGGCTATGGGCCTACTTGGATTCCTCATGCCTCCCGCAATCCAGAAGTGGGGTATGAAACTTGAAGCCCCGGGCGGTGAGCTTATTCCGATGGCCGACATTCATGAAAACAATGGCAGTCAGATGACGCTGCCCTCTTCGGTAACGCCCGCACTATTCGGGCTAGCGGCAGCAGGACTTACGTTCATGGGTGGGAAGAAGCTGCAGGCTGCGAAGGGTGCGGCTAAGGGCATAAAGCAGACCCTGGACGCGGCGGGTAATCTAATCTCCACCCCGGCCACTAAGGCTGCGCTTCTCAGGCAGGTTGCAATTCCGGCTGTGGGTGCGGGCGCATTTACAGCAACGGCCGCGACAGAAATCAATACGCGCCGATTCATGCAGGATCTTGGCATCACCACAGATCCCAATACCGGTAGAAAGAGTGGTGATTGGACTATGGATGGATTCTTCAACACCTTTACAGGTGTGAACAAGAGCTATGCTGTCAATCCGGGGGTTGAGGCTAAACACGCTAAGCGTCGGTCGATAGCCTTCCGTGATGCGCGTGTCATGCCTCAGAAGAGATTCCAAGACGCCGCCCGTACCGGGCGTCCGAGTCGCGCAAAGCAGGCTCTTGAAGCCGCTTGGAAGAACTTCGCTTATGAGCATGCTGGAGATCCGATTACGGCGAAGTCTAAGTTTATGGATTGGGTGGATACTCAAATAACCGCTACGTCACGTATGCCTCAATTCCGGGGACTCTCCGATGCGGAGATTCGGCGGAAGATGCTGGTGACGCGGGCTCACCTAGAACAGGATATCACTAGGTATCAGCAGCAGTCTGCTCGGGATTTGTGGACCGAAGCTGGTATGCGGAGACTTACTCGGGCTCAGAACACGAAGATTCAGAAGTAGATTCCTCTTCATCTTCAAAGCAATCGTCCGTGTTGAGTTCCGTTTCGGGCTCTCCCGTTCTAGCCATGACGCAGGAAACGCACATCGGCCCATAGTTGGTGTAGCTCCCACAAGCGCATTTAGTTAGCATTGTACTTCTCCTGAAGTGCGGCGAGTGCCGGGGAGACTGGGAAGTCCAGAATAGGTTTCCGCAGGATGGGGAGTTCGTCTAGCAGGTTGAGATCACGCATCGCGTTTCCGGGATGGTAGGATTTCTGGTTCTTCCGATACTCCCGTCGCGTTGCCTCCGCGTTTTTTGATGAGCGGAGCGTGTTGTGAAGATGCCAGCATACGATGTTATCGTAATTAAGCTCAGACTTCTCGTTCTGCTTGTATGCGGCCCTCTCTCCTGGGTGTGTCCCCGTCCACCACGCATCAGAGGTGTACAGCCTGTGGTGCCCCCGCCTCTCCACATATTGCCTGTTGAGATCCTCACTCAGCTCGACGCGCTTTACAACGCCGTATCTCTTGCGAGGGTTGCGCTGATTCTCCTCGTAAAAATCATCCGTAACGCGCCCAAGCATATTCAAAGATGCTTTGGAGTAGAGTTCGTCTCCGTCGATAATGTAGTAGAGCGGCTTTCCCCCCTCAAGAATCATTGAATTCCGGAACGCACCTTGCACCACTGGCGAAACATGTGGTAGGAAGCGAACGAACATGTTTGCCTTGCCCTTCATGCGTTCGACAAACCATTCGATGATCTTTCCCGTGCCGTCCGTAGACCCCACATCGTAGATTACAAACGAATCAAAGTGTCCCTCTAGCTGAGCTAGAACGAACGGAAGCCAATATTCCTCGTTCTTAACGAGGAGGACCGCGCTAGCTTTCATTCGAGCATACCTCCATGATTTGTTCAATACGGTTCCCTACGAGGTGATTATTCCACACCTCACGATAAGCAGCCTCGGCTATAGCCTTCGCCTCCCGTGGATTTTCCATACACCACGTCATTTTCTCCTCCAACCCCTCATACGTGAAATATTCGTATCCAAGGTAGTGCTTCCCCTCTGTAAACAGTTGATTCATGCCACTAGTAGGGTCGAAATCCGAGATTAGGGGCCGATTCATGAGCATGCTCTCCATCACCCGGAGATTGGGGCCGTCGTGCTTCTGGCCCTTGTTAAACAGGTATTTGCATGCCGCCATCGCCTCAGCCGTGCCCGGCCATTGATGCTTCCCCCCGGGGCAGATTTGCCCCACATGGTGACTCCAGCTATGATTATTGGCGATCTGGATTAGAGGCTTCGCTCGATCCAATCCGCCCTTCGATCCAAAGAATCCGAAGTCATATTCGAATCCGGTGATCGGATACTGCTTACCATTGAACCACCTCAAGTCTGTGAAATTAGGGGACCAGTGGGCGCTTGGATGTTTAGCGAAGAGGTCCCGCTTAGACCACACGGCAAAGAATACATGGTCGTAATTGCGAGCGGCTCGCTTGTGGTTTGTGGGGTGCCCGTGGCTGTCGATCATGTAAACAGCGCTCTTACAAGGCACTTTTTCCGTCTCACAATGCCAACCTAGACTGCCTTCTTTATCTCGACCACACTCAATATCGAGTAAAAGATCGACTCGTTTGTAGGCGTCTTCATTGTTTAGACGGCCCTTCGGAATCTCCATCACGTCGTGTCCAAGGTTGCGTAGGACTCGGACCATAGACCGAGAGTAATTCTCCACGGGCCTATCGCTGTACAATTCGTTACGGCTCGCGACTAGAATTCGCATAGCTCATCCTTAGCCTCAGCGATGTAAGCATGATATTGCGCGGGATCTATTGCAACTATGCTCATAGAAAGCCCGACATAACCAATAGAAAGAGTGTCATGCAAAACACACAGATTAGCGTAGTCATTACAGAGGCTCCGCGATTTCTACGGTCGTCCAACCAATTCCGTCAACATGGACTCCCACGATATCTACCACATTCACACCGTTCTCACTGAGGACAAGATGGTCGAAGATGGCCTGAGATGCCGCCGCCAAAGCGTCCTCGTCACTCAGCACAAAATCGTCCTCAAGATCTTCATCGTTGATCTCTACTTCAAAGTCTACGAACGCTGAAATTCTCATTTGCACGTCTCCTTTCCTCGTTTCTCGTGACCCGGAATCCACTCTCCACAACTGCACTTATGGCAAGCATGGTGGTCTGAGTGGTACACAAGGCACGCGAGATTAGTTAGCTCATGTCCCTCGTGACTAGTAGTAAAGGTGTCTTGTGGAGAGGTCTCATCGGCGAATTCAATCTTAATTCTTTCATTCATATCTAGGTTTTCCCCTTCTTCATACGGTTTTTGATCTTAGCTGCCTGCTTGATCTCCTTCATTGCGGCCTTCTGCCCGTCCGAATATCTCTTCCTTAGCTTCTTGACCTTCCTGTTGAAGATATCTTTCTTGAGGCGGCTAAGGTGGTCGATGAATAGATTTCCGTGAAGGTGGTCGATCTCGTGCTGAATCACGATAGCGTCGGTCCCTTCAAACGTCTCCTCGTGAAGATTCCAATTCAAATCCCTGTATTCGATTGTCACAGTCTCAGATCGCTGCACCTGTGACCTGAACCCGTAGGGTGTAGAGAGACAACCCTCGCCGCCGGAGAGCGCGATGGCTCCTTGACCGAACTCTCGGACGTTGGGATTGATGAAGATTCTCGGCTTGTGCCTTCCTGTAATCGGCCATTGAGCGTCCATGACGAACATGGCTCCGGGGTAGCCAACCTGCTGAGCGGCCAGTCCTACGCCCGCGTACTTGTACATGCTACGGATCATCGCCCCGGCTACCATGCGAGTAGTTTCTTTCATCTCGCCCATCACGTCATCTTCTTTGAGGCCAATGGACTTCTCACGTAGACGAGGGTCCGGATGAATGACCATTCTAAGCTCAAGCTTTCCCGGCTTCTCCCCGCCGAGAGTCACGGCCTCACCCGGCTCCGACAGGTCAATCTCGGGAGGTTCAGTCATAGCGTTGGCAGCGGGAGCCAATGAGTGGGCTCGGCAGGCGTAGCGCCGCAACAACCGCAACCATGACAATCAAGTGAAACTGGCTCCCACCTATCAAACCATTCATCGTCATCCCACGCACCCTCAATAGCATACCCCTCCATCAGCAAAAGAATAGGCTTGTCCTTGGGCGCAGTCTTAATCGGTCTCCACTTCATAGTCGGTCTCCTATTCCTAGAGCATCACGCAGCTCTTTAGTCTCCTTAAGAACGCTTTTAGCGGGATACGCTTCGAAAGGGTCGCCGTCATAGGCGTACTCATTGATCGTGTCCAGCAACGTCTCTGCTAGCTCTCGTAACTGTCGTTCTCTTTCGAGTGCCATCATTGTGCTGCTCCCTCCACCGCCTCTGATACGGCTCCCTGTGGTGTTAGATGGTTGAATACGTCACCAGCAGCGTCAGCTACCGAGCGGACTGCATCGGCCCCTTGTGCGCTGATCGCGCCCCCCGAGATACAGGTGCTGCCCTCCACAGACTTCGGGTAGCCCTCCACCCAATCACACCCGATACTTGTCTGTCCGAATACGACCGAGACTTGGAAGGCACAGCCTATTTGAAGTAACGCGATTAAAACTAGCGCAGTCACCCATTTAAACATTTTTACTCCTCACACGAAGTTAATTTTGGAGGCTGTGGCTATGGATAGCAATACTTTAGCGGCTGCTATTTTATCCCCCGGCGTGACGTGGACATCTTCAGTAGCTTCTTTGATTAGAGATAACACCGTATCCATGAGAGTTTCCCTAATATCTTGATTTTTATCTTTCATTTGTTTACTCCTCCTTCTTATTACTTCACATACTCAAGTAATTTGAAAATTATCCTTCGGCGCTGTTCCGTAGTAATGTCTTCTCGATCTAGGAGCGAGTAGAATATTTTTACTGCTTTTTCCTCGGTGAGGCTGCTTTTTAACATCTCAGTCGCAAATTCTTCCGTTACGCCCAAATGATCAGGGAAGTCTAAGGAATATTCCTTAATTTCTTTGAGCACTCTAATTCTGATATCGTCATAGTACATTACGCTTCCTCCTCATGTTCCTCAGGAAAATTGATGTGTGCGAACTCTCCGAATTGTTCAAGAGCTGCCCTGTCATACGCCCGAGCAGCTTCAATCTCATCTGCGTAGGTGCCGAGGGCCCGCTGTTTCTTGTCGAAGGTGATCGTGGATCTCCAAGGCTTATTTCGCGGTCGGTCGTTCATTCGGGTCACTCCCTTGTAGGAGCTTGTGGTCTTACCTCCCGCCTGTGTCCGCCGCTTGCGCTTATTGGCCTCATTGTCCGATCTAGACGCTAGGCGTAGGTTCTCTCGACGGTTGTCCAGCTTATCCTGATTAATGTGATCTACTAGAAACCCCTTCGGGAGGAGGGTGTCGTTTGCTCGCTCCCAAACGAGTGTGTGAAGATTGTACTCCCCCCGCGTGTCTCCAATCTTGTAGGAATGGGTGGCGTAGTAATGAACCCACTTACCCCTTCCCGACTTCTTCGCTCGCCAGCCCATACGACCAAGAGGCACATCCACGGGAGATACCCATGAAATAAGCCCATCGCCGAGGGGGACGGTTTCAAAGTCCGCCCCCTCGACGCAATCTCCCTGCTCCTTGGGCGCCTTAGCCATTCTTGATCATATCGGCGCTAACAGGATTCGCATCCTTCGGCGCGAGATTGCTAAGCTCGCCGATCCTCTTGATTTTGTAGATGTTACAGTCCTCAATCTTATCTTGCCCTTTAACCATGATGTCCACGAGCCACTCAGGAATCTCCTTACCCGCCTCAACAAGCTCATTGTACGTCTTCGTATCGATCTTGAGAGATTCCGCTGCGTCCTCATCAATGTAATTCTGAACGAGGTTCACACCAATGTTAAGAGCTGTCGAGATATCCTCAGCCTGAACGACGAAATCCTTGTAGTCGGTATAAATCTTGTACACGTCCATAATCATTACTCCAATACTAGTGGGTGGTGAGTGTAGTCCGTCTTCTGCAATTGCTTTAGGATTTGCACGTTCCTTTGGATTTGCCGCTTGATGACTTTCTCATCGTCATCCCATCGACCACCCTCCGTGTCTCCGATCTGTTCAAACTTAGCTCCACCCTCCACAATGTCAACCCATTTATTAGGGTGATTGATCAGCCCGGCCCGCTGTACTCGATTCGACCACTCCCCGTGCGCGTGGCCGACTCCTCGGAAGAGCGGGTTGAAGCCTCCCACAACGCGAAGAACAGCCGCCGTTAGAAAGGTCAGATCCCCCCGGGGGCTGGGGCCGTAGATTGGATGTAGATCGTTTGAGAGCATAAACTCATCGAATGCCGGGGACTTAGAGTCCTCTAGTTTATCTTGAACCCGGCAGAAGTGGTGAATGCCTGAAATCGTCGCAGCTCTCACATAAGCCTCAAACCAGCCTCCATCAGTTGGCATTAGATCATCCTCAAGAATACACAGAAACTTACAGTCCTGAAGGGCGAAGAGTGCGCGGTTCTTGTTCGCAGCGACCCCCAGATTAGGGCCGCGTACCGTAACGACATTCTTGAAATTGGGGGCCTCGTCAGAGCCGTCATCGCAAACCACCACCCTAGTCCCGGAAGGCACAGTCTCCCGCACACGCCTTACGATCTCAGCGAGCTGCGCTCCGCGGTTGTAGGTGCAGATTCCAACGCCATACTCAGCCATTATTGAACCCCCACGGTTTTTCTAAGGTGTTTACCGACCTCTACGTCCCGGGCGAAGAAGGATCTAGAAAACTCGCTACACTCACGAGCTATAATCCTGTCCCCCTTTCGGACGATCACGGGGAGTCCCCGTTTTCCGGTAATTACGGTCGGTTCACCGGCTTTGGAAATTACACACATCTCGTCAATCTTCGGCCCGGCGAAGAAGATTACGACCCAAATCCACAGAATAGTTACAACCACACCTGATAGAAATGTATTGAGTTTCAATGGGATACCGCCTTTTTGAACTTCTCGATTAAGTCAACCTTCCATGCGTATTCCTCCGGCAGCTCCTCAAGTGCCTCTTGAGGAATCCCGAACACGAAATCGCAGAATGTTTCGAACCGATCACCTAGATGTTTTCGAATCGCCTCGATACTCTCCGGAGTAATTTCCATCTCCTTGTTTAGAACATCACTGACCTCAGTCATTGGTAACCTCCTCGATCACATGATTCAAGTTGTAGGCAAGCTTAGAGGGATCCGCGGCTTCGACTGCGGTGTTGTAGCCGTTAGTTACGAGCTTCAAGAACAGTTCATTATCGTTTGCAAGTTCGTCCACCAATTCGCCGCCGTGCTGCGAGTTCCCGGGCTCATAGAGGAGACAGTTCTCTCTATCCTTGAGGAACGTGGCTCCAGTGTTCGTAGTGACCACCGCCACACCAGCGCTCATTGCCTCAAGTGCCATTCGACCGAGACCCTCAGTGTGACTCCCTCCGAGCCAAATGTCAAACTGGCGGAAGCAGTGGGCCAGATCCTCACGTCCAAGACTCAAAAAGTATTGCATGTACCAGGGGAGCTTAGCCCGATGTTCCCCAACACCCGCAGCATGAAAATTCGCCTCGTACTTCTTCTTAAGCGCCGCAATGATGCTCAAACAGCTCTGCGAGCCCTTCAACTCGTGTGCGTGAATCAGCGTACCTAGTTTGAAGCCCGTCTTGGCACTTCCGTATTGCCGCTTGGTAGGAGATAGGTCGAAGATCGGATGCCCGTAGTGGTACCAGCCGATTGTCGTCACCTTACTAGGATCCCACGCATTATGGGTCCAATCCTTAACCGGCTCAATACAGGCGTCCCGCAACCAATCCGTGCTCGTCATAATGTGGTCCCAAGGAAGGTTGAGATTGTCGTTTTCAACCGACTTGAACCGCGCGTTGTGACTCAACTTGTACATGACGTACTTGTGATCCGGATTGAGCTTCATGATCTCAGCGGCATACGGGTTATCTGAATTGATGATAACCACATCAGTTCCGTTAGGGACCTCTCGCCAGCCCTTAGTCCGTATTGGACTTAGTGACATGCCCAACACCTCAGGATTCCAGTCATCATGACACATGCTCATGGACACGTCGTTGCCGGCGGCGCGCAATAGATTTGCCGAAGTGATGAGAGTTGTCGGGCCTCCGTGCTTCCGCATGTGCGGGGAGATTACCTCGATACGCTTGCCTTCCGCCACCTTTTCCTCAGTGAAGACTGTGGAAATGAACTGCTCCACCGAATCTCTTCGAAGATGTACCGTAGGCGTTCCATCGAAGTCTCGTGCTGACAGACGGTCCACAAGAGAGAAGGCGGCATCCACCCATTCCTTGGGTTTAGAATCATTGCTGAGTACCTTCACGCTCTTTTCAAAGTGTTCCCGATAGTCCTCCACACCCCTATTGTCCCAACAGAGGAAGTTTGCACCGCTGAAGAGGGCCTCTAGTCCGGGTAGACCGTAGGAGTGTAGAGTTGCGGGATCAACGAGCACATCAATTTCACGACCAAGTAGGTCAGCCATTTTAGCCTGTGACACGCCTCCAAGGCCAATCACGCCCCGAGCCCCCCGCACCACCTCGGCGCCGATAGCGAGAACTCGAATGTCGAGCTTCTTATCCCGAGCCTCTTTGATCAGCGCATTACAGAACTCAACGCCTCGATCATAGCCCTTGAACGGGTTGTCCCCTAGCATGATAACGCCGAAGGTAGTTCGCTCGTCGCCGTGAGCCTCACGATCTCTAGTGTGAAATAGCTCCGGACTGACTCCGGGCGGGAAGCACCCAATCACCTTACCTCCCAGCTTCTTAATCTCTTCGGCCACCCACTTAGATGAAACAATATTCGGGACAGCGCGGTAACAATTCTCGATAAGCGGGATGATATTTTCTCGACCAACCTCCTTTGCAAGACCCACGTCCCAGCTTTGAACGTGATTGATTACCGTGAGATGCTTAGAGGATTCACTGATCTTAACACAAGCCGGCGTCAACTCAGTGACCGCCGAGAACAGAATTCCCGGGCCGCGAAATGCTCGATCAGAGAACTGTGCGACGAATTCTTCGCGGCTATTGAAGAAGATGGGGCGAGTCCGCAAATTTCCGACGAGGGGCTCCTTCCGTTGGATGCGCTTGCCGTTCTCGTCAAGCTGCTCATCGAGGACGAGACAAATTTTCACGTTATAGCCCTGCTCGATCATGGCGTTCGCGATATCCGTAATGTAATACATCCCGCCACACGGCCCGGCACTTTTAACCGCCCAAGCTACGTTACCCTTAGGCTCGCGGGTAAATGCCTTAGTCGGGATATTTCGGCGAAGACTTCCGATAGCGGATTCCACATTGTATCCCTTATTCCATTCCATAAACTGTGGGTGCATGCTGTGGAACCTAAGGGAGCCCGTTTTCCGCTGGTGATTGTGATCGGCCGCTCCGAGTTGGGAGAAGCTAGTTCCTCGCTCATGGAACATGTAGCAGTTGTCCGCCATCACCGCCTTGTAGCCCAGAAGGACGCCCTCCTTGGTCACATGGTTGATAGCGCGGAACCAGAAGTCCGTTTCTTCGCCGTAGCTCCCGTAAGCCTCATCGAACGGTCCGATCTCGTCAATCAAAGCCCTTCGATACACGAAACAGAAACCAGTAGGCATGATCTCCGGATACCGAATGGAGTTTTGTCGGGACAGGGCAAGATCCATGTCAAGATAACTTCGACCGTCATACATGTCTACGTTGATCAAAGCCGTGTTATTAGTAGCCGGATTCACGATACAGTTTCGCTCGTCACTTTCCAGCGCCACCAGCAGTCTGACTAGCCACCCCTCTGTAGCAATTACGTCCGTGTTCATGATACAGAGGTAGGGCGCAGACCCGTGCGCAATCCCTCGGTTCACAGTAGCCGCGAATCCTCGATTCTGCTTGTTAGCGAGAACGGTGACTGTATCGGGATGGGCGGTCTGTAGCTCGTACAGATAGATAAGGATCTCCGGGTCCGGGCTGCAATCATCGACAAAGATGAAGTTGTAGTCCCAATGAGTCCTAGCTTGAATGGACTCAACACAATCGCGAAGGACATGGAGCCCTCCGTAAACCGGTACAATAATGTCCACCTTACCCTTGATGCGGGAGATGGTGGTAAAGAAGTCAATCGGAGTGGCTGAATCCTCTTTCTTATCGGCAATCGCCAAATTCTGCAGCGCAGAAATCAGCTCCGGTGTAGCTTGAACAACATCAGTAGTCTCATCGTCCGAAGCGAGTGTGCCCTTGAAGGCTTGAAGATCCCGCTCAACGGGATCAAACCAGTTTCCGTCTCTATCGAAGGGAGGCATTAGAAGATCACCATGATGAACACCACAATCGCCACCGCCAGCAGGTGCCATCGAAAGAGCCGGTACATCCTATACCAGTTCAGGCCCCACCTATAATGATCAAAGAATGTACGCATTATTTACTTTCCTCCTTAGTCTACGTCGAGTGACGAGCGGACACGCACAGCAGCATCGGATTCCTCGAATTCTTCTCGATCATACTCATCTGCGTTCCGACCGCCGTGTGTGAACCACACATGAAGCATTTCCCCTTCGCTGTCTTTGGTTGTAATAATGACCTCTTCGCCGTTACTATACGTTACAAACATTAGATTTCCTCCTTCCCATGCAGTATGTCCACTTCGTCTAAGATCGACCAGATCGAATCCGCAGTATCCTGATCTCTAACGTAGGCAACGAACGCCTCGATCCGCGCCTCCAGCTCAGTAACCACCGGAGAGCGTTCGACAGACTCAGGTGCCTCCAAATAGTGACGAGCCTTGCAATTTGTCTTGTCAGGAATGCCACACCAACACGCATCGCCACGGTCTGAATGCTGCTCCGAAAGGAACTTCTTGATCCGCTCCTCCAGCTCCAATGCGTAGGCCGCATTAGCGGAAGACCCCGCAAGTATCTCTAGATGCTTCGGGCGCGATCCGCTCCGCATGCTAGCTCTCCCCTTTTGTTTGTTGTGGAAATGAGTAAATCGAAGAGGCGTGTAAGCTTCTCCTGCTGCTCTTCGATTGATCCGTTGTTGTCAATCACAATATCACAGTCACTCTTCAGAATCACACAGGTGGGATCCGGCTCAGGGTGACGTTGAAACGCATCCACCCAAATACTCAGATCCGAGTATTGCTTAGCCGCAAGGAACTCGACCCGGCTACGGATTCCAACGTACATGTCATAGGTGTTGAAAATCTCCCGGGAGAGGCGTGAGGGGTCATCCTCGTTGAACTCCATGATCGCGTGATACCACTCTACGCGATAGGTGTGGCGGTCGTCGTAGCACTCTTCAAGAGAGTCATACTCAATGCCGATCTTTGCCAGCCACGGACGCACCACATGCTCGGCACAGAATTTAGAGGATGACTCGAAGGTCAGGCCGTATTTATCCCGGATGAACTCAGCAACGGTGTCCTTCCCGTGCCTCCCATGTCCTATGATGAATAGCTTCAATTAGTGGCCTCATCCGTTACGGCGCAGGCAAGGAGGCTCACGACTATGATCAAGCCAATACCCCACAAGGGAACTCCGGTGAATATAGCCGCCCAGGTCGCCATGAGCCCCAAGTAGTAAGGAATTAGAACCATTAGATTTCTACGCTTTCAACCATCACCCATTGTCCCGCTGCGACTGTCGCGCCGTTGACGCGCTTCTTAAACAGCCAGAAACCTACTTCGTCCCAAAAATCAAGAGAACCGGACGCAGTGGCTTCGCAATAGTCGAAATCATAATCTGTGAAATTCTCAGAGCCTTTGAATGTAACTCGCCAAACGGTCTTGGGCGGATCAGCGTTCTCGCGTAGCATAATGTTCTCCCTTCCTCTGTTTGAGGTAAAAATGATTCCCGATGGAGCTAGCGAGTCTCAAACACCGGTTTCCGCAGGACGCGGCGAGCGATTTGTAGGAGGCTCCCGGGGCCGTGAGACGGCAATGCCGGGGTCCTCCGTTTGTCGCTCCTAACACAACTATGCCTTTTGTTTACGGAAACGTCCGGGAAATTACACGGAAATTGGAGCTTTAATCCCTGGGTGCGGGTTGTATCCATAAAGGTCGATGTGCCGTGAGTTGAATTCAAATAAAGATGTCACGCTAGGATCGAGCCTCAAGGTGGGCAGAGGTCGGGTGCCGCGCTTAAGTTGGAGTTGCGCTTGCTCTAAATGATTAGAGTAGATATGAACATCTCCGAGCGAAATCACTAGATCCCCAACTGTGAGTCCCGTTACCCGAGCAACCATGTGGGTCAATAGCGCATAGGACGCGATGTTGAAGGGAAGTCCCAGGAAAAGATCACAGCTCCGCTGGTACATGCCACAGCTCAAGCGTCCGTCGTTAACGTGGAACTGGAACATTAGATGACACGGAGGAAGCGCCGTGTCGGGAACATCCTCAGGGTTCCAAGCGGTGACAATGAGTCGCCGAGAATCTGGGTTCGTCTTAATCTGATCCACCACCTCAGCTAATTGATCAATTGGGGTGTAAGCCCCCGCCCAGTTATGTGCGGTCCATTCTCGCCACTGACTACCGTACACCGGCCCTAGCTCTCCCTGTTCGTCAGCCCACTCGTCCCAAATTGTAACCCCATTTTCTTGAAGATATTTGACATTCGTACTACCAGAAATGAACCATAGAAGCTCGTGAACGACTGATTTCCAATGAATCCGCTTCGTCGTGAGCAGAGGGAAGCCTTGCCGCAAATCAAATCGGATTTGGTCACCAAAGATGCTGACCGTTCCTGTTCCCGTTCGATCTTTCTTGGGGGCACCCTTGTGAAGGACACGACGCAGAAGGTCAATATATTGATTCATTTTAAGTTCTCCAGTTCCTTTAGAAGATCCTCAAGACTGAAGAAGATTCCTGTAGCGAATTGGTACATTACGTCCCAGCGCTCAGGTTCTTCTTCGAAGAGAATGAACCCCGGTTTCCCTGTTCCGAGCATGTATCCGAATTCTAAGTGGCCTGATTTCCCAGCGGGCATTAATAGTACGCCAATATCGCAACGGTCTATATGATATTTATCAAATTCGAAAACGTGTTGACCGGCGTAGCTCTTTAACGCCTGCGCATAAGTTCGCCCCCGTGCTTTTTCATATTTGCGCCAAAAATCATCTGCTTCTGGGCCTGGACTGAACCATGAATCAAATGCTTCAAACCCTTCAGCTTCTAATATGTTCGCCGTCTCAGGAACTTTCTCGTTTCTTAGAGATCCGATCAAATAAATGGACTTCATTTTAATTCTCCGGGAGGATCAATTCGCAGCTATCGCCGTCACAACCCTGAGTCGTGATGCGATCTTCTGCGTCGGTGACATCATAGCGCACCGGCTTGAGCTTTGCAATCATCCTCTCGTAAGCAGCCTCGGTAATCTTCTCGTAGGGAGCTTGCTCGTACACCTTATCGCCACGTAGGGGTAGAAAGGATACGGATTTGAGCCGATTCTCGTACATGGACAGAGCATGAACCAGATCCTGTTCTTCGTTAGGGCGGATCGTGATCGTGATACTGACCTGATTGTCTGCCCATTTTCTCTGCATGGCGGCGGCAAGTTCGAACTGTTCCCACATGGAAACCTCGTCCTTGCTCCTAGAAAAGAAGTGTTCATGCACGGGAAAGTCGATTACAATTGTATCGTCTGCGTAGATGCAATCTTCAAGCTTGTAACCCGCCTTCCTCATAATCTTGACGAGAGGGCTATTCTTGCTCACCTGAACTCTCCGGATGTAATACTCGGAGTGCGGGAAATGAATCCCGGGAGGCACGCCGGGGAGCAAACTTACGGTGCCGGAGGGTTTAATCGATGTAGTTTTCCGGCTCCTGGGAATGCAGAACCAGTCAGAATAGACTGAATCCCAGTGTTTGATTCGCTGGTACCCATCCTCGCACCATTGGAGGTGCTCACGGAAGCCTACCTTATTGATTTGCTCAATGATACCGCTCTGACTCAGGCCGATGCGTCGATTACGGAACAACACAGCGTTCGTGCGAGCGTCATGGGTTGAGAGCAACGTCACTGTTTTGGCGTACATGTAGGCGTACTTCAGCGTCAGCAGGTAGTCTTCCTTGGAATTGTGACGGCTCGGAAATGTCTCTACTAGGTTGCATAGTTCCCGATCTTCAAGCGTTTGCTCCCCACAGGGGTTGCAACCCTTGGCTCGGTGATCGTGTCCATTCTTGCCGTCTTTCATCCTTCCGAACGCCTTAGCGTTCTCCAGCCAGAAAAGACCCGGCTCCCCGTTGACCACTGCGCGGGCGGCAATCTCAGAATAGTCCATGCCCTTTTTTGCAATTACGGAGTTGTTTGAGGCCCATCTTGCAAGATCATCGTTCTTAATAGCCAATGGATTCTTTAGATCCAAGAACTCAATGTCGTCCGGAGCCCCGAAGGCGATCTCCGCGACGCGACGAATTCCTCCGGCCACTATAGCAGCGCCCGCAAAGTTCATAATGTCCGTGATGAACGTGGAATCTACCGATTTGTCCGCAGCCAGATATAAATTGCACCTCATGTATGTTCTGTGGAGAAGCTTCTCTAGAGGTGCAGGACCGGGAGCAATGCCACCCGCTCCGCGAATGGGTGAACCCGCCGGGCGGATTTCGCTGAAGTCGAACTTAGCCGGCATCGTGTCTCTGCCTGAGAAGGCGTCTAGAACGCGCTGGAACGCACGAATCCAGCCTTCCCGTGAGTCCTCGATTACGTGAGTATTCGGGTCCTTGCGAGGCTCCTTTAGATAAACTCCCTTGGAGGCTCCGTCCGTGTCAAACCCTACACCAACTCCTACAAGAGACATGTCCATGAGCCATACGAACGGCCCAGAGAGATCTTGATCGATATCTGCCGTAGATGTGAACCCGCAATTCTGTAGGCATGCCGACCCTCTATCGAATACGAAGTCCGTGCCCATCGACCATAGACCGCGGCCAGGAGGTAGGAACTTCATGTTAAAGATCAAGTCATACATAGTCTGTGCTGATCTTTGAGCCCGACGCTCAGACCACGGCAAGTTCCAATCCGCACAATGTCTCTTCTGGATAAGGAAGCAGCCCTCCACTACGCGCTGGATCGTCTGATACCACTCCTCGGTCTTCCCACCCCCCAGGTCACGAGCGTAGGTCCGCTTGTGAACAAAGTAGCCAAGCGGTCCGAAATCAACCTTCTTCCGTTTGTACTTCTTCATGAAGTTATCTGTCAGGCGGAACTCAATGTTGTCCCTCTTCATTTCCCCTCCTCGCGCGTGTGGTCCACAAAACCACAATGACAAGTTGGATTGTTACCACTATTAGCAGCATTCCACGCAAACGGCAGTGTGAATGTATGCCCCTTCGGATCGTTCGGACAATACTCCCTGCTGTTGTACTGCCTGTCGTTGTCGTGTTCCATTTAATACCCCTCAGTCTTTCGCATGAACTCAGCCTTGCGTTGAAGCTCCTCGATTGAATTGGAGCCTCCGTATGTAAAACCAGTCCGCATTCCTCCTAGTAGTTCTTCAATTACTTCCTTTGCGTGAGGCTGGAAGGCTTTGAGGTCAACCTCTACGGTTGTTCCCTCAGGCACTGTACCGGGCTTCATGCCTCCGTAGAAGTCCTCTTGAAAATCTCTACTGGCCTGTCCTCGGTAGACTTGCCCACATGCGGATTCTTTCGTGCGAGCGAAGAGCCCTCCAATCATGACGCTGCTTGCTCCGGCTGCGAGAGCTAGCACAATCTCCCGCGCTCCTCGGATACCTCCATCTGCGATCATCGGTGTTTGAAGTTCTTGACTGATCCGCGAACAGTCTTGAATTGCGGTAAATTGCGGGACTCCGAACGGGGTGACCTTTCGTGTCGTGCATACCTCCCCCGGTCCAATGCCCACCTTCACCGCGTCTGCGCCCCAATTCACTAGATCGTGAAAAGCTTGTGGGGTACACACGTTCCCGGCGATGATCTCAATTTGAGGGAAATCGGCTCGGAGGCACTTGATCGCCATTTTTACCGCCAAGGAGTGTCCATGTGCAATGTCCACGCATACTCCAATCGGGTTGTGCGAAGCATCGGTCCTGACTCTCTCCACACTATCAAGGTCATTTACCCCGCAAGACATGAAGTAATCCCCGCCCAGCACCTCAATTTCATCAAGGAGCACTGATGTATCCTTGTGAAAGCGATGAAGAATGGGGACACTTCCGTAGCTCTGAAGCACTTTTCCCAGCTCGGCGTTGATGACGGTATCCATGTTCGCAGCAAGAATGGGAATACTAATTTTGAAATCCTTAGAGAGTTTCGTGGAAAAGTCCATGCTTTCATCATTCCTACTTGGGATGTTGTTGTATTTAGGCACCATACAAACATCGTCATACGAAAATCCAGTTCTCATGATTTCCTCCATTCACCGTCGATGATGTGTATAAGTTGTCGTTTGCCGTCGGGTAGAATCAAACAATGAGTATTCATCCAACTTGACGGACCATGAGTGTACTGCAGGCTCAGCAGACTGCTTGTGCCGACCATGTATGCTCCTTTCTCTATTCCCGGACTATGGGTGTGGCCGACGATGACCTTTGTGCCAATCTTCGCCCAACCAGTCAGCGACCCGCGGGCTCCGTTAGCCCCACGATCTCCATGAAATCCAATGTGAATGTCCTTAATGATAAACGGGTAGTCCTGTGTGAGAAGGATTAAGTCAGCCTTACAATTCTTCCTAAGCCATGCCGTATACGGATGATGCGACTCATCCTCGCGGATAGCCTTCAACCACGCGGCCCACATGTCGTGATAGATCTCCGCGTTCCACGGCTCAGCTTTCCAGTCTATCTCCTCTAGCCACCGACTGATATGGTCGTGATGGTTTGACGGGACGATTACACTACGCGCGAACTTGGGCGTAGTTTCTTCAAGAAATCTAGCTGTCGCGTCCAGCTCAGCTCTTAGATTGTTCATACCGGTGAGATGCTTTTGGTACTGGATTGATGGGCTGTTCTTGTGATGATGTGAAATGGAGTAGGAGTCCGTCACATCATGTCGAATGATGAGCTTAGGCTTCAGCGTGTTTACAATGGAATCCTCATCATCAAAAGTAGCCGCTCGAACCTCGGGACAATTCCACTGCTCGTGCTCATCGCCGACTACGATTCCTTCGATCTGCTTGATCTTCTTGACCCCACGAGGAGTGCAATGCAAGTCAAGATCGTAAAACTCACTATTGGAGTTGCCGGTGATGCCCCTGATGAAGAATATACCGTCGTTCAACTCCACGATAGCCGCGCCTAGACTGTGGTGGAAGCTGCCTTTCTTGCCCGCCTTACCTCGCTTATAGTTCTTTAACGTGGTTGTACCCGTTGTCTGTAGAATCTTTGGCAGCCGATTCTGCGGGGTAGCCACAGTCCTCATTTGAATTTGCGTGTGCCCGAAAATTGCCGAGTCACCCTGACTAAGACTTTCAAGCCCGGCGAGCGGATTGACGGCGGTAGCGCTAATCGGTAGATCTCCGAAGACCCGCACGCCTTTAGCTAACTTGATCTCCTCATTGATAAGAAACGGAACCACCTCAGGCGCCCACCAGATTTCAGTCTCAGGTCTTACCTTATATAGCATAGGAATGACCAGAATCTGAGCGCTGAAATAGTCCGCCCAGGCGAGCAGTGATTTCCAAAAATTGGTATCGACCGGCGTGTTATTTTGAGCTGAGGTGATGATGAATCTGTCGTTCCCTTTCAGATTAACCAACTCTCCATATTCTTCCGGGAGCGTATCCTCTATCGGAGGTAGGTCAAGCTCAATCACAAACCATTTAGAGCAATTGTTGCATAAACACCGCTGCTTGTCTCCCCTAAAACCGCGGCGCTGAATGTCCCCGGATTGGCAGTGCTGGCATACGATATCCATTTAGAATTGAGCCCCCGGAACAAACACGAAATCACTACTTTGTAGTCGTTTATCTTCGATCACCGCCGTGAGTTCCCAGACCAAGGGGTCTGTTACACCCAGGATGTCATCGCCAATCATTTCCCGCCACAGAGCCGGAGACACTCTAAGTTCATTGAAGTGAATGAATCCCGCTTCAGCTAACACTTTCTTAGCCGCTTGCAATCTAGTTTCGTACATTCTGCGCCTCCTGCTCCCGAAGGTTAGCCAATCTCTCACCCGCAATGTTTTCATACCATGCCAAGAAGTCATCAAAGTCACACATCAACATACTCTTCTTGTGACCTACCCCGTGCGGACACCATATCACAACCGGCAAAGTCGTTCCGTAAGCGTTGGCCCGGCTCTGGTTTAGCTCCGCAATTGAAGGCGTCTTCTTCGTCTTCTTGCATTCAATTGACACCGGGAATGTCCTACGCGCTATAGGCGACATAGGTACATCGATACCGGAGCTACCCATCGAGCAGGAATCCACATCCCCCTCACCTAGCCAAGGGAATACTTCAAGTATCCGATCCCTCACGTAATTCTGTAGGCGCCGGCCCTTCGCCTTAGCGCTTGAGGTATTAATAGGCATTGGCGGCTTTCTTTCCAAGGAGCCTAAGCGCCTTCCACCGGAGCCACGCCCGTTTTCTCCCCATACCGCCAGCAATACATAGGATATAGTACAGATTATCGAAGAACTCACGGGCTTTCTGCTTTTCGGTGCGCGCACCGAACACCCCCTCACGTAGGAGCTGGTATCCGGCATCGTGGATGAGTCCTGCAAGATGGCACTGCTTGGAGTCAACGGTGGGTCCGCTGCTCCCATCCCAGCAATATCCTTCCTCGTAGTATAAGGTCCCAGACTCATCATCGTATCTAATCCATTCGTCGGGTTGGTGTAGGGGGTACGTCATCTTCGGGAACTCACCCGGAAGAGTAAATTTGAAGTCCGCGGTTAGCCGGTACTTGAACCGCTCGATGTTATCGTACTGTAGTGTCAATTCATTACCTCGTCTACGTAGGTGTCAGCAAGCTTCTTCACTTCTTCGCTGGGCACAGTAATGTCATAAGCTTTCTGACGTTCTACTTTTAGTACCTGCACATCAAAATTTCGAACATGCTTCCAGAAGGATAGTTCCTCAACTACATAGCTGCCTAGAAGGTCTTTGATTTCAACTTGATTTGGTATTGTGTCGAGAATTTTAACTGTTATCCAGTCCATCTTATACTCTCTAACCTGTACCTCCCAAGTTATTTGGTGTTCACTCATTATCATGTCTCCTCCAGCCTATAAATGCACAAATATCAATGAACACAAATGCAAAGCCCCAGGCCCAAATAGACGACATGTTCATCATGAATCCTAGTACCACCCACCCAACTTCGCCTACGAGCCGACACGCCCAACCCCACTTGTTCTTACTGCTTAGTAGAACCACCCCCAGCAGGATCCATACGTAGAAGAAGTGGCCTAGAAGGTCAATCACTTGAACTCCTTTTGCTCCGTTGTATAGTCCGTCACCGAGCCCCAATCCGTGAAAATCTCATCGGCGAATCCCCACTTAACTGCCTCCGTGGCTGTAAAGTTCACCTCTTCGCTTTTGTCCATCTCATTCATCAACCATTCCTTGATGCGCTTACGCGACCAGCTCCTAGCCTTTCCTCCCATTTTCATACGGTCGATATAGACATTTAACATTTCATCTATGGTGCGCTCACTGAACGCCATGTCTGTGTATGCCTGCTTCCAAGTACCGCTAGTCGCCATTGTGCCCATGTGAATCATGAAGGTCGAATGCGGCATAAGGACACGCTTGTTAGCGGCCTGCATGATGATTGAGGACATTGATCGAGCCCAGGTGTAACTCACGACGGTGATGGGATTGGTAGTAGCTAAAATTGCGTCATAGATAGCCATCCCCTCCTGCCAACTACCTCCACACGTTTTCATGGACACCGTGATGGGTTGGCTGGAATCCATTCCGCTTAGAACGTCCAGGCCCCGGATAAACCGATTAGCCATGCGGTACTCGACCCCAGGTTCCTCAACATCTTCTACGCTATCAAAGGTTTGATCATCAACGCCCTGTAGATAGATTGTGAAGTGCTCTGTGTCTAGGCCGTAGTCGAAAATCTCCTCGATACGGTTTCGCTGAAATTCAGTGGATGCGCTCACAATTAGTAATGCCCCCTTGCTTGATTACGTGAATCCGCTCCGGGATCAGCCCCTGAAGTGATGCTTCATTTGAAATTAGTAGTAGGGTGTCCTTATCACTTCCAAAATCTCCCGTGAGGTAATCAACAATTGCCTCACTGTTTCGTTCGTCCAATTCGCTGAAGGGCTCGTCCAAAATCATGAACTCCGGCTTAGCCGCTGCCTTGCACGAAGCTAGGTCCGCGAGAGCCAGCCCGATAGCCAGAGAAACCATCTGCTGCTCACCTCCAGAAAGTGACTCAAAATTCCCGCCGCCGGTCACTGATTCGACTGTCACAGCAAACTCATCCTTTGTCTCACCGTTGGCTAGACGCTTGATGGTGCTGAATTTTACCAAGAACTGCTCGTTGCGGAGCCCCTTAAGATGGCGAGCTGTTGCGCTGTCGAGGAAACCGCAGCACTCTTCGAACATCTTAAGCTTCAGCTCCTTGGAATACACACGCTCCCAATACTGGACGTGAGTGATCTCGGCATTGATCCTCGATAGTGCTTCCTGGGCTCCGGACCACGCCTCAATCGCCTCCTCCAGCCCAGCTTCTTGACTCTCCGCGTAGTTTATGTAAGGATTCACTTCCTTCTCAGCCTCATCAATCCGAATGTTGATCGGCAGCACTTCATCACTGATCTCTCTTTCAAGTCTTTCAATTACTTGGCCGTTGTGTACCACCTCCTCCAGTTTGCGGGTGACCGCTGCGAACTCATTCTCAATTCTCTCCTTAGAGCGGGAGGCTTCCTCATGTTGATCAAAGTGATAGTTTAGAGCGCTATTGGCCTCCGCTAGCTTATCAATTGCGCCTGCTCGCGCCCTTTCAAGGAGAGTAACCGCGTCATTAACAATGGTCTTTTGCTGAGGTCCGTAATCACGATTACAGGTGGGGCAGATAAGACTCCCTTTCAACTTATCAATTTCTCTCTGGAGGTCATACTCCTCCTTATCCCATTGACTCTTTGAATTGCTAGCCTCTTGTAGCTTCAGGTGCGTGAGCGCTTTAACCTGCTCCGCTCGTTCGCTGCTATCGTCTAGTACGAGCTGCTCCGCAGACAGGGTGTCCATGTCAATCTTGCCTACCTGTTCGCGCATCCAGTCTAGCCGTTTCTGCTTTTCGTTTAGCTTCTGCTCGGCAACGTCCTTCATGTAACGTAGATCGGCTATTCGCTTCTGCTTCTCGATGTCGAAAGCCTCGTAACTAAGCTTGAGTGTTCTGAGCTGCTCTTGGCGTTCTGTGACCACCCCGTGACAGCGTACCTCTTCCGTGTGTGCGGTCTGCTTCTTGTCCTTTAGGACTTTGGCCTGAGCGGCGGCGTATTGAGCCCACGCATCAATTTCCTCCATTGGAAGGATCTGCTCCAGCAGCGCCTTTTGATCTTTAGCGGTTAGTCCTGCGTATGACTGCTGTCGGCCCTGCCCGAAGTGACATGTCTGAACAAAGGTCGCAAGATCCATGCCAATTGCAGAATTGATGGCGCCTTGAGTCTCGGTTGTGCTTTTCGAACTTACGTCCTCCCCGTTCTTGAACAGTTCCAGCTTCTGGGGGCGCTGTCGCCTTACAAGCCACTTATTTCCACTAGAATCAGCGAATTCAACCTCACCTATAGCAGACTTCCCGCCGTGCCTGTTGACTACGTTCCCAGCTCGAATTCCGCCCGTGGTAGTGCCGAAAAGGCACCACACGATTCCCTTTGAGGAGATGGAAGACTTACCAGAGCCATTTGCCCCGCCCTCGTCCAAGGACTCGCCAGTAATCAGTACCAGACCCCGCTTAGATAGATTAAGCTGTACCTCGCCAATCGAAAACAGGTTCTTGAACTTAGCGGAAAGAATCTTCATTCGTAGTTCATCTCCCTCGTTTGCTGTCCCACCTCCACTCTCCGAGGTTCCATGCTCCCCTCTAGCTCGGAAATATACTGGGTGGGATTAAAACTACTAATTTGTGTGTTTAATCCTTTAATAGTTTTACCCGCTCCATCCACGATGTTCGTAAACTCGACAGCGATAGCCTCATCTTTCAAAATGTCTGCTCGGATGGCCTCAACCTCACACGCGGCTACCGGCTGATCGTATCTAACAAAGTTGTGGTAGCTCGCCACGTCTGCGTCATACGTCACGAACTCCGGAGCGAACGAAGACTTCCAATACAAGTCGCCCGTCTCATCATTGTATATGATGTAGCCCTTATTCTGGTCGATATCGTTCCAATTGAGAGCTGTGAGGTTCCCCACCACCGTGAGACGCTCGCTTACCGGGCTGTGGATGTGGTAGTGACCGGTAAAGGCCACACAGTTCTCAGGGATTAGATCATGTGAAAGTTTCTCATCCAAGATATATCCGGAGGACAAAGGAACCCCGGCAACGCCCTGGTGCATGAGGAGCATGCCTCCGTACTCAGCTCCATAATCTAAAAACCTCCTCAGCACAGCCTCATCATTTGTATAACCCAACCCGTGTACCAGCAGTGAGCCATCCTGCCACGTTTTGATCCCACCCGGAGGCACCGCGTTTCGGCCTGCGAGAGCGTGAATGTTTCCGTTTCGATTGCCCATGTCATGATTTCCTACGAGCATTCGAAGCTTGATTCCTGCGTTGTCCATCTTCTCGTAGAACTCTTGAGCAACCGCGAGAGCTTGGGTGGGCACGTTCCCCGGTGTGTGGAACATGTCACCACAGAAATAAGCGTATTCAATACCCTCTACAACACAATCATTGTAAACTCGCATAAGCGCTTCTCGCTGCGCCCAGAGTCGGCTGTTGAAGCCATTCTCTAGCGTGGTCGCTCCATACTTCCAAGGATGGAGATGCACGTCACTGAAGATCATCCTTTTTGACATTATTCAAAGTCTCCGTCGTCTTCCGTCTCTTCATAATACTGGCTCATGTATAGAACCATATCCTCAACAGCGTACATGGGCCAGACAATGAGCACCCGCAGGAGATGATTTACCATTTGAATGAAGCCGAGGAACTTCATCACCTCCGGACAATCTTCCGGGGCCTCTCCAGTAAACAATCGGAGTTCAGAGAGAGCGTATGCGCCACCAAGTATAACGTAGATAACCAGTCCCGTCAGCACCTTAGTTTCTCCCACCCCACGGTTGAATGATCTTTCGCTCGATAGCCCATTGGCGCCACTTCATATAGACAGCATCATACCCGCCGTTGTTGTTCAGCCAATCCAGCCACTCAGTAGTCTTTACCTGCGTCTTTAGGCTCTCGCTATCCGGCAGAATAGTAATGACCTGTGAGCCCTTGGGGCGCTTCGCAAATCCTGTAGAAACCATCGCCGTTAGTAGTGAGTTCCTCTTATCGAATCCGTCCTTGTTACGCAAGACGATCTGGAACTTAGGCCATTCAACAATCCCACCCTTCAGCTTCACGATCTCCACCTGAACCTTCTGGCCGATTCGAGCGCCCTTCTTCGCACCAGACTGCATGGTATCCCAGCCAATTCCGGCGAATTCAAGTCGCACGAAAGAGTAGAACTTGATTCCAAGTCCTCCGCCAGAATCGGTCTGCTTGCCGAATGAGACACCAATCTTAGTTACAGCATGATTAATGAAGATGATCGACGGCTGGCATTTGATCTTGTCTAGAATTGAGTTCACTTGCTTGCAGCCACGTTTAATCATCTTGGCTTCATGGCCTACACGCTCATGCTTTTCAAGGTCTCCCTTAGCATCGGAGAGAGTGGGAACGCCGTTCACGCTGTCCACGATGATTAGGAAGGGCTTATCGTAATCCTCACCCAAGGTACCGATTGTTTCCTTGATGTGAGTAAAAATCTCCTCGATCGTCCGGGCCTCAACTTTAATGATAGCTTCCGGGTTACATCCAAGCTGCCTAGCTCGGGTAGGGTCAAACGAGTGCTCCGTGTCAATGAACATGACAACGCCGCCTCGCTTCTGCCACTCAGCAGCAGCTTGAAGCGCGGCAGTTGTTTTTCCGCACATGGGCTTACCGTAGAACTCAATGATCTTCCCCGCGGGGTAGCCGCCCTTCTGTCCTAGAAATACGTCTAGCTCAGGGATGCCTGAAGGTACTCCGTACTTTACAACGGAACCCATCGAAAGATCATCACCCTTGAATACTCTATCATGGCCGTCCTCGTCAGGGCCGATGTTCTTCTTAAGCAGCTTGAATAGTGCTGCGGTTTGTTCGTCAATTGCCATTCCATTCTCCCTTGAGACTTACTATCGTTCGAGGCTTTGGAGTTGGCCCGGGAGGAGGTGTCGAGTCCTCCACCCGGACCTTTCCAAATACTAGTTCCGGTGAGTCCGCCTTTTCTGGACGAGCCTTTTGCATTGGCTTCCTACGAGGAATTTCAGGGTGTTTAGAAAAGTACCGTTGCACCGTTGCCGCGGATACTCCGAACCTGACTCCACACTCCAAGTAGGTATGCCCAGCGCGGTAGAACTCTAGTAGCTCCTCCCACTGCTGCTCGTCCAGAAAAGGCTTTCTTCCCATGTGCTACTCCTTGGTCGGAGGAGCCGGGATGGTCGGAACCGCCACCGTTGCGGGGGCAGTTATCGTCGTCGGAACCGGAACCATTGCGGGGGCAGTTACCGTCGCCGGGGGAGGCGCCCCTATCGTAATCGACGGAGCCACTGCCGGAGCTGCCGGTGCGGGAGCCACCGCTACGGGCGTAGGTGCCGCGAATGTCGGCTCGGGAGCCGGAGCGCGCGGACCCTTGATGCGAGCCGCGACCTCGATATTCTTCTCCGGATCGAAGACGTACACCTCATCAAGGTTGAACAAAGTAAGGCTCTCCGGGTTCACCTTAGCAGTATCTCGAAGATACGCGAAAATGTCCGTGCGACCGGCGCCGTGCGGATTCACCGCATACTTAGTGTCCAGACCCTTACCGGTGCGCTTGATGACCAAATTAACTCCGTTCGGAATGGCCGTGATGTCCGCCCAACCGGCTGCCGGATCCTGATCCAACTCCATGATCTGCCGGTGAACCATAACGCCGTTCTCCAGGCAGTAGACCTTACCTAGCGTGGGGGTCTCACCCTTCTTGTTGGCAGGGCCGCTGAAGGCGATCACGTTGTAAAGATAGTACCTTCGAGCCTTCAGCTCTTTTGCAATCTCCATCGCCGTCTCATCCTTCGTGGCGTACAACTCCTCGCCCTTTGCACAAATAGCGCAATCGCCGAGATTCATCGACTCCGGACACACGCCCGTGAATATGTCATCAGCACTTAGCTTGACACGATGCTTCCAAACTTCCTTGAAGAACACACCCTCTGCGCTATACGGAGGTAGAATGCGAAGCTGCGTCTGACCCTCAAACAGATAGAGCATGTCGGCATTAGCACCTTGCTCTGCCTGCGTCTTGTCCTGCCGCGCCTTCTCTGCGGCAAGTGCTTCTACGTTTCGTTCGAATCCTGCTAGTCCCATTATCTTACTCCTTTATGGTTTGCAATCTGCTGTCGCCACTATGGCGCGTGCGGTTTGCTTCTTAGTTAACTATGCCTTTTGCGACTAAGATCAGCCGCGCCTCTAATAGTTTCCTCGTCTAATTTCCGCACTTTGTCTAAAGGCTAGCGCCTCAAGCAGTCTAGCCTTTGTATTCATGCTACGCCACCAATGATCAGCTTTGACGGCGGTTGCTCGGAGCACATGCAACGGCGCAAGGGCCGCTTGATATTGCTCATCGATGGTTACATCACTCTCAAGCTCGGCGACTGTCTTTTTCTTTCCATTCCTCTCGGCCTGTGACCTATGCGCAGCCTGTAGCCTCGCCTTAAGATACTTTAAGTATTCTTCCTTCCGTTGAAGTTCGGCCTGCAACTCTCCAGCAAGATCTCCGTACTTCAGCAGTAGCATCCCCATTCTACACACCTCTTTATTTAGATTCAACTCATCAATAGTGAAATCTCCTTCGGTGTCCAGCTTGAGTTCTTGAGGCTGCCATTGTGCAACCCCGTCTACCTCTACGATCTTTTCCACCCAAACACTTTCAATCATCAATCGTCTCCCTTAGTTTTGCAACTCGCTCCTCGGCCTCAGCTTCTCTTTTAAGTTCGCTGTCGTTTCGCTTGTTTTCGCTCTCTTCAACCCCCGCAAGGAATGCGGCAAAATCGTCCTCGCTTTGGTTATCAAGATCAAACGACGTTCTACTCAGTTCCTGTTGGGCCTCAGGGATATACTCGGGGTCCTCAAGCGCTTCAACCTGCTCATCGGTTAGTCCGAAAAGCCCCTGCCAGTAACCAAAGATGCTCATTAATCAACCTCCGTTACAAGATACGATTGCCCTTCATACATGCCCAAACAATCCTCGCACAAACACCAGTGAACATTCGGGTCCTTGTCGGTTATCAGACACCCAACTACGTCCTCACTCATACACGCGGCACATTTCATGATGACCAACCGTAACCGGGATGCTCAGGGCCCATTAGCTCAAGCGGGTCGTAGCCAGTAGGCTCCAGCACGAAAAGTTCAACCTGTGCCTCCTCTAGCTGCCGTCTCGCGTATTCAAATTGTTTATCCCACATCCAGCCAACTTTTGACTCGCCTCGATGGGAGAATGCGTCCTCCGCTTTATAGGGAACGACAACGCGATCAATCCCCGCCTGAATTACCCGCGCCGTACATCGGCCGCAACTCATACCCGTGAGGTACATGGTATAGCCCCTCACTGAAGTCTGCGCTTGGATGATAGCATTCTCCTCACAGTGAATTACGGTCGCATTCTTGTATTCACGATCAAGATAAAGCTCCGCTTCGTCAGAGGTGCCAGCAGCGAATCCATTAAAACCTAGACTTACGACTCGTCGTCTATTTACAATAACCGCTCCGCACTTGGTGCTGGGGTCTTTAGACCACTGTGCCACATGTCGAGCTAAATTCATGAATCGCGTGTCCCACTTCACATCAGACATTTCTAATCTCCCTATGCGGCCATCTCGGCATCACTCCATGTGTCGCCAACACCCAAGTCAATCTTGAATGCGGAACCAAGCTCCGTGATGACCCTACTAGAGATTATGTTGATGGCCTCTAGAAACCATTCTGCCAAGTAATCCGCTACTTCATACGCAACACTATCATGAACCGTATTGATCAAGCAGATCTCATCCTCAGAGATTCCGAACGCCTCCAACATCCTATCGATCTCAATAAGCGTGCGATTAGTAATGGAAGCAGCGACAGATTGAATAAAGAAGTTGATCGCTTCCCGCTCAGCAGCTCCACGCTCGTAATCATTGTGCTGGGTAAGCTGCCCTCCAAAGTGGCGCTCACGGCCAAATACGTTAGTAGCTATGCTACCTGCGAACCTAACCTCGTCAGGTGTTCTATCAATCCAATCCTTCACGCCAACGAATCTACTCTTCCAACGCTTCATACCCTCGTTCAGCATGTCCCATGTGAACGGCCGTTCCTTGCCGCTCTTGTCCTTCCATTTACCCGTTTTGACTAGAGCATGGCCCTCTGACCCGTATGCTAGACCGAAGTTAACTCGCTTCCCTACCTCGGTACGATTGTACTTATCCTTCTTAGCCATTGCTTCCGTGTACCCCGGCCAGACCGGCGCAAGGAATTCGAAAGTTGTGGCACCATGCAAATCACCTCCCCCATTCAACATATTGAACATCTCTATATCTTTGGAGATAATAGAGAGAATAAACAATTCTATCTGGGAGAAGTCGCCGTAGACATACTTGGAGCCGTCCGGCACTATAAACATGTCCCGCATGATCGGTAGACCCTTCTTAACGCGAGCCTCATCAATCTTTGGAATTTGATGAAAGAAGGTACAACTCAATCTACCTGTAACCGGCCCCGCCTGCACCCATGAGTACCGCAGCCTACCGTCTGCGTCCATGTCCTTTCGGGCGTTCTTCATGTAAGTAGAGAGCATCTTTCGCCTGTTTCGGTACTCCATAATCCACTCGGCGAGATTCAAAACCTTCTTGTTCTTGTGCGTCTCGATTAATTCTTGGAGCTTCTTCTTGTTTGCACTGTATCCGGACGCTGCGGATTCATCCTGAAGTTCAATGTCAACGCCGAGATTATGAAACGCCTGCATCAGTTGGGGATTGGACATCGGATTGAAATCGGGCTGTGTCATACCTCGCATCTTTACGAGGAGAGCCGCCAGCTCTCCCTCCCACTCCACTTCCAACTTGCCCATCACTTCCGGGTCCATCAGCGCGCCTTTGTACTCGGCCTTCGCCAATGTCGTGATAAGCGGCTCAGATTCATCAACGTAAAATTGCCAAAGATTGGGGTGCTCACGTTGGAGCCTCTCGGTGTATACGCACGCTAGGCGATAGGTCCCCAGAGCATCCGTAGCTCCATAGGGCCACAGAATCTCATCGGACACCTTGTCAAACGAATTCTGTAGTTGCTTACCTGACCCGGTAATCTTTCTACGCTCCTCGGAGTAATCACCCCATGCGAATTCCAAATCGCAACAGAACTCTAAGTCGCTTGGAGGAATTTCGTGCATAAGGTGCTTCTGTACCCAGGTGTCATACAAGAATCCCTTTGTAAGAATGTCATAGTGCCAGCGCAGTACGTTGTAATCATATTTGAAGTTATGTGCTACCTTGGAGATATCCGGATTCTCAAAGATCCTTTTAAGAAAAGTCTTGATCGCGCGAGGGTTAGTTTTACCAAAAGCGTCTAGAACATGGAATTCCTGCTCCTTCGGGGCATTAGGATCGTGCTTGTGGATCGGAATGACTGCCGTCTTATCCCAACCCCAAGCAATCTGGATGCTGAGTAGGGGGACCTTGCGATAGTTTAGCAGACAGGACTCGGTATCGAATGCGATCAAATTCGTCTTTTCAATCTCGGTAGCCAGCCACTCAAGCTTCTCGGGAGTATCGATCAAGTCCCACTCAGGCGTAAAGTGAGGCTCAACGGGCAAGTCATTGGCTACTTGATGAGCAACGACGTAATCGTGACCTACGCGAGCCTTTAGCTTTTCATTGGGCTTGAAGAAGAAAGTAGCCGGGTTCAGGGTGGGGACAACCTTGAATGTGGGTCCGTCCTCCCACCCTGCGAACTTCTCCTCAAACACTCTACCGCGGATAGCGTTAATTGATCCAACGCCAGTGAGGTTGAACGCGCGCAACGACGGCGTTCCGATGGTAATAACCACCTTAGGTTGAATCAGCTCGATCTCGCGGCGAGCATAGGCATCGCGACACTTATTGATCTCACTGACTGCCGGCTTTCTCTTTCTCGGGGGGGAGCACTTAATCAATTTCGTCATGTAGACGCGACTTAGATCGTGACCCGCTGTCTCTAGGTAGTCGATGATTAGTGCTGATGGGTTGTCTTGGAAGGGGATATCTAGTTTATCGTCTGAGAAGGATGGATGATCTCCTATGACCATCACATCGTACTGTCCGGGGACGAGTGCGGGAAGATCTTCGCACACCTTCTGCTCGGCCTCTTGAGACGCCTTGATGTTCGCCGCGGAGTTCCCAGATAGCTGTACGTTGCCGCAACCCAGGACGCCCAGGCGGCAAATAGTTCCCGTGAGGGATGCGCGGCACCCCCCACTCTCAATAATCTTCAGTGCTGCTGCCGCAGCAACGTCAGCTTTTGACATTAAGCAACGATCGCTCCGTGTTAGTTGTAAGTTTTAGGGGTTGGAGCCCCTCCCTTCCAAGAGGAGGGCGATGCAAATAGAAGCCTCTCCACTGGGCCACATTTATTACCCGTCTCGGCGATGAGGTGAACTTTCAGAGCATCCTCAGTAATCTTCTGGGACACTTCGAACTTAAGTAGACAGGTCTTACATAGGTACTCGTATGTGGGCACTGTTACCTCTCCTCGTGTGCGATCGAACCTTTTAGATTGTTGTTACACCTTACGCCAATATCCGTGATAGTCGGAGTTACTGTGTATAGACCAGCATCTCCGCACAGTTCTATGGCCTTCTGAATTTCGGCCGGTGAAACGCTGCTGTTGTCGAAGGTCCCCAATACGATTAGTACGACGAGCAAGCTTGTAACTATCCCGACCAAAAAACTCGCAATACCTATGTCTTCTTTGGACATCATCGATTATCTCCCGATCCCTGAAGCACGCCGCGCCGCTGGCGGTCGGTAATTTGATCGTAGTTGTATTGGAATACCTCGTCTAGCGTGACTCCAATCTCCTCTGCCAGCGCGGTGAGGTACCACGCTACGCCGCCAAGCTCTCCCACAATAGCCATTCGAGCCTTTTCGGTAAGCTTCCCGGCATCGTCACGATAGATCTTCTTGACCTTGTTAGAGACCTCACCGGCCTCGCCCGCAAGACCAAGCGCAGCATAGAAAATATCGAAAACTCCAATGCCGTTGTTTCGGTAGACTGCGGTCTCTCTCACCATACTCTCGTACTTTTCAAAATTCATTTCCCCCTCCTCGCCTCTTTAGTCAACAGGCGCAACACATTCTTACGATTGCCCTTACGCCAACTGAAAAATCTCCCACCACTATTGCGATCTTCCTTCAATGTGAGAACGAATCCAAGCTCCCACCCACCATCCGGGTACTCGATGATCCTGATGTTATGCTCTTTAGTCTTGGCTTTCATTTCTCTCCTCCTCAACTATGCCTTTTGTTGTTTTGTTTAGAAGTGCTTGTCTCGTGACTTAAGATAATCGCCGCATTCCTCTCTAAGATCGACGTAATCAGTCCCCTCACGAGCCGCGTCAAACGTCCCATCAGTCCACCCTGCAAGCAGTTCCCGCGGGTAATCATCCGGTTGCCTGAGGATAATCCAGTAAGCAGCCTTTACCCCGCGGGAATGAAGCTTCTTGACCGCCTTCTCAGCCTTTTTCTCGGCCCCCTCATCCCACAGAATAGCAACCTCTTTGACCTTAGATTTAGCGATCATGTCAGCTTGGGTGTCGGACAGGTTGGATCCAAATACGGTGGTCGAGGCTAGGTCCTGTCGGAACGCTAGAGATACAAACGTGTTCTCGATCAAACTCAACCTCTCCCAAAGCTCGCACTCCTCCCACCCTAAAATATACAGCCCAGTCTTCGCCCCCTTTTTGTACAAATACTTACGACCCAGATGCCCCGGTAGCAGACGGGAGTTGTAATTGCGCACCACACCGCCTGACTTAATTGGTACGTATATTCGTTCCTCGTCACATGTGATACCCCAATTAAGAGTAATCTCGTCGGGGATATCTCGGCTTCGGAGGTATTCCACAGCGGGAGGATAGGAGGTCATCAGCTCAGACATTAAAACTGTCAGCACTGGGCGGCCCGGTAGTTCTACTATTGACTCCTCTTCGTGCGGTAGGACCGGCGCCTCCCAAAAGCCTGTTTGATCGGGCGACCATCCCACCAGCTCGATCAAGTCGTACAACGTCGGAGTGAATGCGCAATGAGCCTTGTGACAAACTCCTACCTGCTTGTAGTAGTTGAAGTAGAACACATCGGAGCCGCACTCCGGGCAATACGTTTGCAGCTCACCAGACGAGGGCGTGCTGTCTATGCCTAGCGTCTGGCCGAACCAGCGCTTAACGGCGGACGGTGAGAATTCGCTCATACCAATCCTTACAAGGTGCAGTTGCGCAGAAGCACACATATACTCGATCACTGTCCCAATGACACCGATAGGGAACGGGAGGGGGGTTCCCCCAGCTTTGCAGGTAATTCTGCCGCTCCTGCCTTAGTCTCCAAAGTCCCTTGAATCCCATCAAGGACACCCAGAAATTCAAGATCATAAAGCTCAAGATACCAGCCATCTTAGGAACTTCCATTACAACGCCGACGTTTACCAGACAAAGGGCCGCTCCCATGATGATGTTCAGGACATACACGGGTTTCAGGGTACCCTTCGCCAAAAACCAATTCTTTGCAAACCCAGTGACGAACACCAACACCGAACATACGTTGACTAGAATAACGGGATCGATCACGGCTTCACCGGCTTGTCCCTCACTTGGTGATTCTTCTCAACAGCAGCGATCAGCACCTTAGGCTCAACGCCTAGCTGAAGTGCAATGGATATGAGAGCCTCGCAATCCTTCGGGAAGCAGGCTCCCCCAAATCCAAATTGCCCATCCGGCCCAGGTACCTCCATGTGATGCACGGAAATGCGGCCATCACCCTTCATCAGATCAATTACGGTCTTTGCCTCAACTCCGCTCGCCTCACAAATCTCCGTTAGCTCGTTCATGAACGAAATCTTCGTAGCGAGGAAGCAGTTCAGGGCGTACTTCAACAGACCAGCCTCTTCCCATGAAACTTTCAACACGGGAAACTTCTCACCGAATGTCCCCTTAAAAAGAGCGATCACCTTCTTCAGGGCAATTGCAGTAATCTCCTCCTCCTGAAGCCCGCTAGTGCCCAGGATCACGCGGGTCTGAGTGGCGAAGTCATGGGATGCTCGGCGCTCAGTAAGAAACTCGGGTGAATGGATAATCACCAACTTCAGGCAGAAGTCCTGAAACTGTCGGCAAAAGTTATGGGGGATCGTGCTCTTGATGATCACCGGTCGCCTTCCAATTAGCTCAAGCTCAGCCGCACGATTATTGATTCGGCTCAACACTTCTTCTACAATTGAGGTGTCGCAAGCACCTGTAAGTTTGTCTGCCGGCGTCGGCACGCAAACGAAGATCACATCCTGCTGGGCCGCAGCGTTGAAGTCGGCATCACTATTACCCGGTTTGAACTTATCATAGGTAACCACGTCAGTCACGTACTTAAATCCATCAAGCACCGCGGTACCCACGAAACCGCAGCCAATGATGCCAACAGAGGGGAGTGAGTTCATGATTTCTCTCTCCTCGGAATAAGTGGGTGCAGTAGCGTCGGCGCATACCCCAGGTTCTCGGGGCTAGCGTTGACGTACCGACTATCATGTCGGCCAGGGGCTCCCGTCTCGACAATCGTATCGTTATGGACGTGACCGTGGATGTTGATACCCCCACGCAGCTCAGCCGGGTGGATCGGTGCGTGACTCAGCCACGCTCGAATGAGCTTATGCCGCTTGTACATGAAGAGACCATAGATCTCCTCGAATACCAGGGAATACTCATAAGTAGACAGGGTATCGTGGTTGCCTCGAACGAGGAACTTACGGCCCCGCAGGAGAGCGATCTTGGAAAGACCCTCTTTTGTAAAAGCAGCGTCGCCCAGCACCCAAACTTTATCGTGCTCCTTCTTGACGGTATCCTGCCACAGATCGGAGATGTGCTCCTCGTGCTGCTCCATCGAATCAAACTGATTGCGGAATTGGGCGATCTTTCTATGCCCAAAATGCAGATCGCTGATCACGTATGATTGTACGGGTTTCATTGCCATCTCCCACGAAATATTAACCTACCTAACTCAACTACCAGTCTTCGAAGCCCAAGGAGAAATAATCCCAGAATCAGCAGGACTAGTGCGTCCAGTGTTATCATCTTTTACATCCTCTTCCGAATCTTGAGGGACGAATACCTCCTCTTTGGAGATATACATCCTCGATAGATCATGTTTCATCAGGCTGCTTCGGCCTTCGAAGGCATTATGACGCTGCTTCAGCTCACTGAACATAATGCACTTCACGTCTTGCTCACCCTCTGTCGTCAAGGGTACTACACATTTCTGGGCTGCGCCGACGAAGGCTGCCTCTTGAAAGTGTCGAATACTCCCCTGACCCATTGTCATATCCAGCTCGACCCCTTTGCTTAGGCCAATACGATTAGTCTGCGTTGCCGACCACACCAAAGCGTTTGTTCGCTTGGCAAGCCTGACCAATTCCATTGCAATCTCTCCGATCCAGATCCACTCTTTTTCACGACTGACCTTACTGGAGGGGGCCATGCGTTCAATGTAGTCAATGATAATCGCTGCGGGTTTGAAGCCCTCCTCGACCCGAAGCCTTTTAATCAACTCCTCAATATCATTAGCGGTCTGGCCGAGATCTACACTTGCTATATACAGTCGCTTCTCTAGACCCACCGCCCAGCGCCTACCTAGCCCCTTGTACGCCACGCTCGGGTCATCTTGAACCTCTTGTAGCGTGCGGTACCTCAAGGTTCCGTCCGACAGCTCATCGGGCTTTTGCATGCGTACTAAGAATCGTTCCGATTGCTCATTGACAGACAGTTCATTTGTAATGAACAGCACCGGCAATTGCTCGATACTTGCCATGTTATGTGCTATATTCGCCAGTACGGCCGACTTGCCCCCTCCAGTGGGCGCCATTATGATTCCTAACTGCCGTGGACGCAGCCCGCCGTTCGTCCAGTCATCCAGGGGAAGGATGCCGCTGGCGATACGGTCGGGTCTGCCGCTCCACGCATTATCATCAATCAACTTATCGAACGCCTCTCGGATATTGAAAACGCCTTCGCCATCCTCAGAGTCATTCCATTGACTAATGTAATGTCTCGTCATCTTGATAAGGGCGTCTCCCTCACCTTCTGCGAGAGCACTTTGAAAAGCTTGTGAGTGGACTAGCGCGTCGAGCGCAAGCGCGCTGCCCGCTTCCCTTGCCTTGGTCGTAGCTAGAACTTGTTTGGCGCTGTCATTCGGGTACAGCTCAAGTCCGGCCAGCGTAGACTGCCAGCGTTTCTTGTACATGTCCTCATCTTTTGACTCCATGAACTCGTGGAGTGCAGATAGAGACGGATTTATTCTGTACTCTTTACGAAACTCGTAGAGAGATTCAAGAATGGGTACGAGTGTCTTTTCTCGGAGCCATTGTGGATTGAACACTTGCGAGAAGGATCTCGCGTCATCATCACGCTCAGTTAGCGCAATGATGAATTGAGACTCATCGAACTTCTTCACTCTTTATAGTCCTCCACAGCCATGTACTTCCAGAAAGCCCCAACCATCGTTGATTGTGACATACGGAACACATCTTCGAACCAGGCAAGTTGATCTCTGTTCTCCAAGAAGACGAGGTGCCATGCAAACCACCTGTGCCACTCACGAGGGTCCTGGGTACAAAGATTGATTCTGAACCTCATTAAAACAAATCCTCCGCATGCTTTTTAGTGAATCGAATGCAGTGCTGCCGCAATTTCTTGAAGTCAATCGTGGGGTCCTTGTACTTCTTAATCGCCCCGTAGATTTCTTCTTGCACCACATCCGTAAAAACTGTCTGAAGGAGGCGGGGAATAATTTTACCCCTATGCGTCTCCTCCAAAGCCCGGAGCATTTCTGGGCCGATCACGAGCTGGTTCTCATTCGCGATATCCACCAAGATCTTAGCCCGGCACTTCCCAACCAGCGTAGGAGTCACGTACTCCTCGGCGATAGCAGCTTCCACCTGAAACGCCCCCGCAAGCTCCGGAGTGCCGAACGCCTTTTGATTATCCTCTTTGAACTCAGTTCGAACTATCTTTGCCCAGGGCTGGCCTCCGTATCCGTTCTTCCAGCCATAGTTCTTGAGAACGATGCCCTCACCAATTCCAGAATTATCTGCGATGAGGTAGGTATTGTAAGCCACCTTCTGATGCAGTTGATCCTCCGAGGGGTTCTCAATGGTACACAGCGGCTCGATTACATCATACCCATGTTTCGACACCATCGAAGCCCAGTCGTCATGAGGAAGATAGCCATACTCATCAATATGTGCATCGAAGATCCAAAAACGCCGCCACGTATCCTCACGATACGTCTTGAGTGTGTGAGGCACGAGCCACTCACCGTATAGTCTGCCGTCCGGACCAACCGTCTCCATCAACAAATTGAACAATTTATCGTGATGATACTGTGTCCAATTCCAAAAACCGGCATTGTCTTGACCCTCACCAAGCTTCTTAGAACGAGAGCCTGCGCACACCTCCCCGTCTTCCAACCACACTGAGGCATTAGTCCCATCAAGCTTAGGGAACACATGCACTAGTCCAATCTCGATGCCCTGCACCTGATCGTGACCAATGCGCTCCACATGGTCATACTTCCTGAACTTAGCCATTCAATTATCCCCCTATCAAAAGCAAGGAACTGCAAGTCACCAGCCCTAAAGATAGTCAGTCCCGGACCTAGTTGACTAAACCAAAGCGCACCCTGGCGCTCAGACTTGCAGTCCTTCAGCTCATCCAACCGTTCCAGCACTTATTATATGACTTCACGTCCATAGTGTGTTTGTTTTCTTCGATTGCCTCGTCCAAGCCTCCGTGCTTGAGACACTGAGTCACCCGGTACAGCGCAAGCCCACGCTCCCACCAATGACTCATGATAACCTTTCCGTCCAAGAAGTCAATGCTCCTCGACTCCCTGATTAATCTACTTGCGACCTTCTGGTCGATCACCGGATCCTCGCACGTCTCGATGGGTAGGCCATATTTAGCAGCGGCATCCCGCATTGCGGGAGAATCAGAGCCGTGAGGCGTGACCCATCTTAGAGGCACCCAGGCTAGATTGATCGCAAACCAATCCAGAGCTTTATCAAGGTGCTCCTCGATCTCAGCCACAGGTAGATCTTGATAGGGTCCGTGCGTCCAGCCGTGCAGATCTAAAGAGATGCGCCCCTCGGTCAGCTCATTTTTAAGGAAGTCCAACGTCTCTGGGAACTTCTCCAACTCCTGGCACAGCACATTCGGATGGCACTCAACGCCAGCATCGTAACACCATTTGACGTACTTGACAAACTTACGGTGCTCCTGCCCCTCCATGCCGGTAGAGCACCATAGAGTGTCATCAATGCGTACACGCTGAATCATCTACTCTCCCCTACGTTCGTGCTTCTCCATGAACGCGATGCGTTGTAAAATATCTGTCATCTTGTTCTCGCAATTCCTAAGCAGTGTTTCAAGCTCTGAGGTCCGCGCCCACAGATCAGCAAGAACAGCTTCCCGCACCTTAAGCTCTTCATTGTGTCGAAAGTCATTGCCTCTCATAATACTTCCACCCATGATTAGCCTCCTCTTTAACTATGCCTTTTGTTTCTTTGTTTAGTCGAGCTTAGTCCCATCAGCGTCATAATCCTGAATGTAGACATACATGCCCTTCAGCTCGAT